CTCCCCCCTAGATCCCCCTACTCCCCGACCTTATGGACGATGAAATAAGTCCCAAGTAAAGGGAGTTTTTCGGGGCGACGAAGGAGGTACATTCAATATATCTAAGAAATTTCCGAGATTTGGGTTTTTTTCTTGAGCCCTAGACTCATTAACTCATCTAACTTCCTTTGTTTTCTTTTGTTTAAACGTTTAAGTTTTGGTTGGGGCGGTTGCTTGTGTTCAAAGCCATTCTCAATGCAATGATCTAGAAAGCCCCCTTCTAACTTCATATCTTCCTCAAGGTATTTTTTTAGTTTAATTAAATCATCCCTAACGTTTTCTTTGGTTTTTGAGATGTTAGTTTTACCATTATCGTCAAGATAGATTAAATCTTGTCTAAGACGCAGGTACTGATCTAAACTAGGTTCTTTCTGAATTAGCTCTATTGTTTTATAGGGTACCTGCTTTTGAATAATAGACTTTTTAACTTTACCTTCGTGTATACTATAATTTCCTTTTATATGCCACATAAGTTTAAATTTGTCGAAGACCGCTCTTGGATTTTTTGTGTGTTCAAACTGTTGTTTCATAACTTTCTCCTGTTGTTTCGTTATGTATATAACATAACATAAACGCTTTAAGTTGTCAAACTAAATTTAAAAATTTTTCAAAAAAAATTCACGGTTTTGAGACTATTTACTACTAACAAAGGTATAATATGTTCAATTTATTATTTTTATTAACACTTGGTAGTTGTATGACGACTAATAAACAAATTGAAAAAGCTCGTGGTGTAATGGGCGGAGTTGATTGTTTAGTTAGGCTAGAAAAAAAACTGCGGAAATCACACTGTAGTCAACTCGAAGTTAAGAGAGGAATGCACCAAATGGTGCTTCGCTGCAAGAAGGTTGATAGGGACCGGAAAAATATTTGGGATACATGGTGGTTTAGACTGTCATCATCAATACTCGAAATACACCCCGACCTGATTGAGGAAATTGAAAAACATACTATTTGTATCGACGCTCAAGTTCGAATTGAAGCGTATCCCCCGGAAAAAGTAAAATGAAATTGACACAAAAACAATTAAGACAAATAATAAAAGAAGAATTGGCATACGTTATACAAGAAGATAACCAAATGACTGAACAAGAAGTAATGAAGGTTATTGATATGATGAAAACTGAAATGGCGATGGCACTAGACTTTATGGAAGTGCTTGACCTAGATAACATAGGCCCGGATTTAAAGCGCCAACTGGCGCAAGGCATTTGGCATAACAGTATTGGTATACGAGCAAACCCTGAACAACAGCGATTGCAAAATACACTCCATCAGGCACAGCAAAGCGGCTTCTATAGTGAAGTTGATATGGCCGAAAAAGCATTAGATGAATTTTTTAAAAATTATGGTAGAAATAAGAAAGCGCTTTTTGACTTGGTGGGAGTTGAGCACATGAACGACAATGCATTCCAAAACGTGGAAGAGTTTCAAGAGTTTTTACAAGAAAAAGGAATTTTATAATGAAGTTAACAACAAAACAATTACGGAAAATTATCATCGAAGAAATAAACGAGGTAACCAATTCTAGGCGCTTTATGGCTAGAAAGGCTGCTGGCTTTGACGATGAAATAATGGGCAAACTCGACAATATAGAGTCAAGCGGGGATTATGAGGATTATGTTTCCTCATATGAATTAGCTTCGGCTATGGGTTCCGAGGAAAGCATGGCTCATAAACTTGAATTTCAAGGTGCCAGATTGATTCCCAAGTTCATTAGAGAAACAATCAGCGGAATTCAGAACCTTCCAACAAGAAACAGAATTCGCTATTGGCAAAACCAAGGTGTTAACTTGGACCAGTACGTGAAAAACCCAATGCAAGGTCAAGGATACTGGGAACCGATGCACATAACCAAGGAACAACTGGCCACTACGGAACAAAGGTTTATGATGGACCATTTATATTCCATGAACTGGGAAGAATACAAAAATTCCGAGGGTGGCGGGGCAGATCAAGAAAGATTCAACGCTGAGTGGATGTCATATGCTCCTGAGTTGTATAGATTAATCGTCGGGGAAATTCAAAAATACATTGAGGACGGAAAAATTCGTGAAATAAATGGAATTCTATATAATCCTGTTCCAATGCATATGCGAGAAAAATAAAAAGCTACTGCATATAGCCTGTTCCTATAACTTCCCACTCCATATGGGTTTCAATATGAGATCCCATCGGTTCATAAGGAAAAAAGTCAATTTGGTGACGAGACAAATGAATCAAGACTAGAGACCCGTAAGGAAAGGACTGTAACGCTGATGCGGGAAATGCAAGAAACCCCTGATCGGGACCTGTACAAACTGAGTAACCCAGCAATTGTGATCCGTCTGAGGAGTATACAGCTAATAATATCATGTATGTACGAGAGGTATCATAGGGAGCCCAGCTAAACGTCATCCCCGTCCTATAGATAGGGGCAGAGAACGCATAAGAAGGGTCAATATACAGCATTTCTTGCGGTTCTATGTAATCATACCCTTCCATGGATAAGAACTGAATTTCGGCATCCTCGGACGGTATAGACACATTGTGGATTGAGTTCCTATCATACTGTGTCTCATAGATCTGGGCATAATATTCGTCTCCTTGCTTTTGAGCAATGAATGAATGTACCGGCCCTGTTATTGTAAGGGACTCACCAACATCTATTTTGTTTGTTGAAGGGCTCGTTATGAGCAATTGATCAACACACTCTCCTAAAGGAGGTATCCAATCCGTGTGATTTTCGTTAGTAGGTTGAAAAAATTTGGCTCCGAACTCCACGAGGAGTTCTTGTTGCTCCCCAACGCAGGCGGGACATGCAATCTGTCGTAGATAATAGTGAATATACCCACCATTCCCTTCAATGGGCGGTGGTGGCAAATCAGGTTCCGTAGATGGTCCGACACCCGGCTCAATACCGGATTCTTTTTCTCCCGTTTCTTCGGTTATCCTTTTGATCACAGACACGTCAGAACTGCATGCATATAAAAACGCAAACAAAATATAAAACATAATTACCTCTCTTATACAATATAACCTGTTAAGGAGGTTTTGTCAAGTAAAATTTATTGTTTTGCTAATGTTCTTCCATCAAATTTTTGCTTTAAGAATGCAACAAGTCTCTGGTTTAGATTAATTTTATCTAGAGTCGTACTTGGGTCGACTGTTCTGATGTATTGAATTGATTGTTCGATAAATTCCATTTCAATTTTGTTATCCAGCATCTTGGACCACTCATCATCAATGTTAAGCATCTTCATAAAGCCAGCAGTTGTTGCTTTATTGTCCTCGGCAGTCATTACATCCTTAACAATCATGGCAAATGCTTTGTTAGGATCCCCAGTACCAGATTCAACTGCGTCTCTAACTGACTTTGCGACCTTAAATAGTCCCATAATTGTTCTACCAGTTGAAATAATCACTTTGGCGGCTGGTATCATTTCTTCGAGAACGAATTTTAACACCTTTGCGCCAACCTTTTTAGCTAAAAACTCCTGAATTATTGTGTTTGTTGCCATAATTTTTAAATATTCAACAACTTTTGATTTACCCATGGTTTTAAGCACTGCACGTAAGCCGTTTGCTGCTATTTCGGTAAACAATTCTGTTATTTTTGATGTGATTTCTGCTAGCTCCTCAGCTTTTTCAGGGAACTCTTCAGCAAAGGTCTCAAAAGCTTTAACAATCGCATTAGCCACTCTTTTTAATTTATCACTATTTGCAAGTATGTGTGCCTCTAGAGTATCAACTAGCGAACCAACAGTCTGTGGTTCTACTTCTTCCTCCTCAGCAAGCATCCCTCTTCTGTAATTTTCAAAAATAAGTTTCATATTTGTAGTCATATTCTGGTTTCTCCAATAATCCTAAATAGTCTTTTATGTTAGAAAAATCATTGGCTGCATTATCTTGACCAAAAACGATAAAGCAAAGCCTAATATCCATATACCAACTGCGAGTGATATAATATAAAAACTAAGCTCTACACATGCCTCTAGAGGGTGAGTGATGGCTCCCACAAGCATTTTTTTGATTCTTTCTTTTCTTTCTTTGTCCATATTTTCTCCATTTGATATTATAACACACTATAAACTTTGTGTCAAGTTATAATTATAAATATGCATAGAAAAATTAATTTTAACATTGGAGACCTAGTTAAGCATCGGTTCATTAATTATGGATATGGCATAGTTATTGAAAAAAGGGAGTCAATTAACTTTGGCGAAATTTTAAATTCTTACGTGGTACATTTTCCACAAGAAGATTTAAGGAGGTTGGTGTTCTGCACTGAAATAGATGATGCAGTTTCAAATCGGAGACATAGTAATAAGCAATAATCCATGGCTGATTGGTTTAATCGGGGCTCGCCATGTGCCGGGTGTAATTACATACGTTGGTCTTTATTCTTCTAAGATCCGCCTATTTACAGATAGTGAAGACATTACTCTAATGAATGACTACATCGACAAAATAAGCATGAATACTAAAAAAGATAAATTAAAAATTGGTGATTTGGTTGAGTTAAAACCAAATATTAAAGAAATTTTAAATTACAAAGGGATTGGTACAATCATCGCAGAAACAATAATTAAAACCTCAGATTTTGACGGAAGAGAAATGAGCAATGTGATTGACTCTTACCTTGTTTATTTTGCAGAGGAAGATTATACTTATACCATCCCAAAAAACTGTCTTCGGCTTTTTTCAAAACAAAAATAGATTAATAATTTTACCTCATAGTTACTAGTATGGGGGGATTTATGTTATGTTTGTCTGGTTTTTATTTTTGTTCGCATGTATATCGGATCACATGCTCACATACGAGGTTGAAAAAATAACTTACGAAGAGGTTGAGACGTGGGTGTCTCAGCAAGATGTTTATATTGAAGGGGATACGATAATTATCCAAGATACTGGACAGGACGCAGCAGACATATGGGTTGATAATTTTACACAGCCGGGCAATTTTGAAGGGGTTGACATCTTATGGGTGATCGACCCTTCTGGTTCTATGATTAATGATAGGCCAAGAGTAGTTGCTGGAATTGGTGATATGTTAAGTGTGTTGCCGGTTTCTGGTTGGAGATTAGCGATTATATCTGCTGATCCGACTCGGTCTGCTCAAACCCAAGAGTTCCCTCTAATTCCGGGAGACGGGTCTCAAGAAGCCGAGGATCAACTAAGCACAACTGTAACAGGGCACCACGAGAAAGGTTTTGATGCGGTGAGATCGTATATGGGAAATGGTTATGCCTCTACATGGATGAGAGAAGATGCTGCTTTATTGATTGTTTTTGTATCAGATGAAGAAGAGCAAAGCTATGTGCATTTTCCCAGCCCTAGTGATTTTATAGGTTGGATATCTACCGAGAGAGAATATGTTTTTGTTTCTTCGATAGTACAGTTGAAGGAGGGAGATACCGAGTGTCAACCAGCCTCACCCTTGAATGAAGGAAAAAGATATATTGATGCCGCTAATGGATTACCCGGTCAAACGATAGATATTTGTTCTGAAGACTGGTCTCAGGGCGTTGCAGACGCCGGAACACAGATTACTCAATATGATTATTGGGAGTTAACACATGTTCCACTTTATAATGATAGGATTTATGTTTTTATTGATGGTGTGCCCAATTATGATTGGCATTATGTTGATGCTGAAAACCGTGTTTATTTCAATACAATGCCTGATGAAAAAAGTTTAGTGGAGATTGCTTACTATTATCAGTAAATTTAACTATTTATTGTCGAAAACGTTTGACAAACGGCACAAAATGTGCTATAATATAGGAAAAAACAATGAAATTATTAATGGAAAGCTGGCGTAAATTTGTAAATGAATCTTGGACCAAAGAATATAAAATGGAAACCTTAGGATTATATACCTTTCAGACATCAGTCGGCATGAATTTGGCTCTTGTTGATTTAGCATCGGCACAACCTCCAGAGACACCAATGGTTATTGGAATGATTGAGACAAGTACAATGACAGATAAGCCCTGCATTCCGGACACACATGAAATTGGTGCCGTTGCGGTTCACCCAAGCGCTCTTGAAAGAGGTATTGGAACGTATTTATATGAAGTCGCCTCACTCTTAGTGCTAAAAAATTATAAAGGAGGCATAACCTCGGACCATTTGACTAGTACTACCAAGCCAGCAGCAAAAGTTTGGAACAAACTTGAAAACGAATTTGGATACATTAAGAGAAAAACTGCACCGGGCACAGAAGAATACAATGAAGATGGAGAAATAATCGGTGGAAGTGATACTTTTGATTATAATGGGACAACACCAGACCCTAATGACGACTGTGATGACGTAAGTGTCTATAAAGCGGCCTCAGATCATAGCCTACAGATCCCTCCGGAAAGAATTTCCTCCGTTCAGGCCATTGTAACAAAGCAAATTAATAATTTAAATGATTATTTAGATAAAAGCGATATATCAGTGAATCTTATACGAAGAGAAATAGCAAAACAAGCAAATAGATTATTTAACAACGAATATCAGCCGGAAAAAACCGGAATTCACGGAGATGAGAAGTAATGGCTGTAATAACTTTCGATTTTGATGACACAATCGTTATGGCTCACATGCTAATTGAAGATAATAAGCCAATTTTTGTTTTTGATGGCTATAATGATAAAATTATTGAGTTAATCCAATCTCATATTGAAAAAGGAGACGATATTCATATTGTTACAGCACGATCTAGAGATAAAGAAGATCTTTTTCCCGAATTTACAGTTCCGGCATACCTTGAGAAGCTCTTATTAAGCAGTTATTTTACGCCCGAAAGAATTCACTATACCGAAGGTGCATTAAAGTTAGAAAAGCTCGAAAATTTAGGCTCTACGCTCCATTATGATGATAGTTTAGAGGAGATTTCCAACAACTTTGGCAAAATACAGGTAAAAAATCCGTTTGATTTCTTAAAAGACAGCCCAGAAGTTGGAAAAGCTATCATATATGACAAAAATGACCGAATTTTACTCTTAAGGCGCACAGATGAAGGCAGAAAATGGGATATTCCGGGCGGACACCTCAAAGAATTGGAAGTAAATCGCCCAGATGGACCTATTGAGGGCACAGAAAGGGAAATAATGGAAGAAACAGGCTTGTTATTGCCGTATTTAGAGAAAATTGGCTCTCAAATATTCCACTGGAAGGGTAAAAATAACAATATTACTTTTTTTCAGACCAAATTAGAGCAAAATGAGCCCGAAATCAACCTAGATATGCAAGATTTTCAAGAAAATGACGAATATGTGTGGGTTTCTGTGGATGAAATGTTTAAATATGCCAAAAATGGCACTCAAATTGTACGTTCAGCGGTAGAAATGATCAAAAATCAAGGAATAATCAGTGAAGAGAGCCGTTTTCAGCGCTCTCAGAAGCGAAAACATAAGAAAATGAAGAAAAAGTTGATTGGATTAGGCAAAAATAAGAGTTTTGGAGGCGGAAAAGGCCATAAAAGGCCTAAAATGAGTCGTTCAAAGAGTGCACCAGCCGGCTTTGGAGCTTTGGAAGAGAAAGATGATAAAAAAAAACGCAAAATTAAGGTAAAAATCGTCCAAAATATGGATGAAAAGCGCAAGAAAGGGCGTAAAAAGCGCCGTAAAACACCCAAAAAACGCCGAAATAGGGGGTCATTATGGCCTTATATAGGCTCCCATGCACATGATTCCGGTGGTGACAGTGGTGGCGACGGTGGTGGAGAATAAGTTTTTGGTTTCTATTTACTTGTAGGGGGTACTTATGGTGTCATTTGAAGAGGAAGATCAAGAGTTTTTCACGAATTACATCAAATTAGCCGCTCGTATGGCCGGGTTTATTAAAAATAAGAAGGGTGACTGCCTGTATACGGTCAAAATTAAAGGAAAAGGGAAGGCTTTTTACTGGTCTTTAGCAGATAAGTCCTTCGTATGGATAGAAAAGAGTGCTGATTTCTATTGGGTTGACAGCATTAAGAAGGATAAACAAGGAAGATACTGCTTATTTACACCCTACACCTTTGGATTAGGTGTCTTAGTTATGGTACCAGAGGAAGAAATTGAATGGATTGGTCTAAATTGATGGAAAAAGCTTTGTTTGGCATCCTCTTTATGATGTCAATTTTGTTTTTGTATGTTATTTTTGGCTTTGATATACCTGTCATAGTGGTTTTGTGTCTAATTTATTTAAAAATTGGAGAGCAGAATGACTAATGACTCTCAATTATGTGAAATATTATGTAAGAATTTACAAGAAAACTTTAATTAATGAGTCTTGGCAAACGCTAGGGCCCTATGATTATGATATTGCAATAGAATTAATGTATAACTACTTAGGTAAAGGCTTGTGTTGTTGGGTTGAAAATGTCAAAATTGGAGAGTAAAGTTGCTTTTGGTGAAACAATGTCCTACGGATTTGAACTAGGTGATCTAGTTTCATGGTCTGAGTGGGCAGTTGTTGATAATGATATTATAGAAGTGGTCTATTATGGCACAATTATCGATAAAATAGCTAAAATTATGGGTGGAAGACCTGTGAGTGTGATAATGGTTGTTTGTTCGAAGACGGGAGACACAATATCCCTTAGTCCATTTCAATTAAGACTTGAGGAGACTAATTAGAATTATGAAAATAGTAGACCATATAGCAATTTTAGTAGAAGATCTGGAAATCTCACAGAAATGGTATGAAAAAAACTGTGGTGCTGAGTTAGTTTTTGAAGACTATAAGTATAAAAGAATGGCTATGGGCAATGTCACACTCGCTCTTATTGATAAAAAACATTATAGTGATGCCCACATAGGTATTTATGTTGGTGAATATCGAGATTTGCCTTCACATTTAGGGCAAGTTGTCCAACATAGGGACGGTACAACTGGTTGTTATGTAAAAGACCCGGATGGCAATGTGGTCGAGTTTATACATTATAACGAAGAGTGCAAAAAGGATATGAAGATATGAAATTGACAACAGAACGGTTAAAACAAATAATAAAAGAAGAACTCAAAAATGTTCTATCCGAGGAACCAGAAGGTACCAAAGAACTAAGTGACTACATCGGATTATATGCACCCGGTGTGCTGAGAGTTTTTCATTATACTCCTAAAGGGGGGCACTCTGAACAAGACAGTATGGTAGTTGACCCTGAAATGTTTGGTAAGCAAAGATATACAATGCGGGATGTTAACGCTAGCGGATATAAGCGATCCTATTGGTATGTTGATCTTGAGAATACCGAAGGAATGGTTACTTCTGGTCATGGTGGGCTCTTCTATGCGGATATCCCCGGAAACAAAATATATGACTGGCAGAACGACCCAGAGGGGATGCATAAAAAGCACAAACATCCCCAATATTCTTTCCTTCAGTGGGATAATTTCTTCGAAGATATAAGACAAAATTATGTTGGTACATACCACAGACTTGGATACAGGGCCAGCGGGGAACCGACAGTTATGACCTTTGATAAAATCAAAGCAATAAAGACTACCAAAGAGGAACAAGACGCAATATTAAGTGGAAATAAACAATGAAATTAACAACAAAACAATTAAAACAAATAATAAAAGAAGAACTCTCAAAAGCCCTCAGAGAGAGTACCGGAATGCCAAAACTTGATCAATTGCTTAAATCAGACGATGGAACTTTTGTGATTCAAGGAATTGAGCTAGCAGATATGCTGGGTGTGCCAGTCTCCTACAGTGATTTGAGTCAAAACTCAAAAATTATAAGAATGGTTATAGCACACCCAACAATAAAGCAATCACCCGAAGCAATGAGAATCTTTGCCACGGCGCCACCTGCAAATACATATGTCTTGGCGAAAGTTGCCGTAAACCCGGTAACTCCAGTGGATGTTTTGCAAAATTTATTGGATAACGACAAACTTAGAGTACGTGCTAGCCTTGCTTTAAATTCTTCTTCGACTAAAGAAATGCTCGATACCTTATCAATGGAAAAGGAACACCAACGGACAAAGCGCAATGTTGCCTCTAATCCTAGTGCAACAGCCGAAATACTTGACCGCTTAGTTGACCATGGAATAAAGAAAATCGATTTCCAGCTTGTTGGGTCTGCGGCACAGCACCCTAATATAACAAACGAAACTCTATTAAAAATCGTGCATAATAGAGGTGTCCCCTCAAGTGCAACCGACGTCGCTGGTGCCGTTCTTGACATGAGAGGATACGGTAAAGATGAATTGGTGCCGCCGGAACCAGAAAAGGATGAATTTGAAAAAATGTTCGGCGGTCACGATGATCTGGATTTTAGCGGAATTAATTTAGAGGATGATGACGATTATGAATTTTAAAATTAACAACAAAACAGGATCTCCGGTTGAATATGAAAAAGAAGTACACAGTCTTTGTGATTTCGCTCAACAAAGATTAGGCTTTGAAAAGCCCCCAAGTATCTTTCTTAACCATGACAAGAGAAATGCTAGTAACACTCTTGGCAAAACAGGCCATTACGACCCCAACACTATGGAAATTCACGTGTTTGCAACTAACAGGCACCCCAAGGACATCCTAAGATCTATAGCGCACGAATTGGTGCATCACAGCCAGAATGAGAATGGTGAGTTTGAAGACTCAGGTTACTCTGGTAAGGGATATGCACAGAAAAACCCACATCTAAGAAAGATGGAAAAAGAGGCTAATGACCCAATGTTGTTTAGAGACTGGGAAGATAGTCTAAAAGAGAAAGAAAATACTATTTATAACGAAAGGAGAAATAGAAAAATGTCTTTAAAAGAATGGAAAAACAAAGAAATCGGTGGTCTTCTCACCGGAAAGTGGGGATTCAAAATGGATCTTGGAAAACTTAAAGAAGAAAAGAAACCTGACTTTGCTGATATCGATGGTGATGGTGACAAAGAGGAATCAATGTCTGATGCTGCCAAGGATAAAGAAGAGGGCGACACCGAAAAAGATGAAAAACCTATGAAAGAAAATGAAGGTGATAGTGAAGATAATACTGGTGAGGAAGAGGGTGAAGGTGAAGACAAACCCAAGAAAAAGAAAGGAAAATTAAATCCCGGCCTTCAGGCATATTTAGATAACAAGAAAAAAGGTAAAAAGTGATGGATCAAAACACAATCGTTGAAATTACAACAATTGAACAATTACTTGAAATGTCTGCGATGGGTGCAGGTGCAGTTCAAGGTGTTGCCGTTAAAAAGGAAGACGAAATGACAGAAGATGAAAAAATATTAAGAGAGCACGTTCGAAGAAAACTAAAAAATTTATTGAGTGAGCAAATTAAACAAGAATATCAATTAAGGGTTATTATTCGTGACCTTCTCAAAGAGGGAGATTTATCTGATACTCATCCACATAGATCAACCGGTATTAATACCTTGGAAGATGTTCTTAAAAAATCTATACCAACATTACGTACTGATTATAAAAAACTCACAACAGACGAAAATCAACGAAAATCGTTCAGATCACACATTGTTAAAGCTATTATAGATGCACTTAAGCCTGAGACTGTGAATTCTCAATATTTACAAGGCGGTTCTGGTGGTAGTTCCACTTTACTTTCTGAACCAACTGGTGGTGGTGAAGGGAAAGACATGGATGTAGAAGATGTCGATCTAGGCTTGGATGATGAAGAAGACGCTGACTTGGGCGCACTTGAAGAAGCTGATATAGAAATTGATATTGATGACGAAGGTGACGATGACAAAAAAATACCTGTTGAGGATGACGATGAGCCAAGCCCTGAAGAGGACTTTGGTGGTGGCTTAGAAGGAATGGACGAAACAGGACGTAACCACGCATATACTTGTTATCGCAAGATCTCACAGTATATCCTTGATGCATATGATTCACTAGCTAACCCAGAGGATAAAAAAATCTTTTTGGATTATCTTGTCACGAATATAAAGCTTTACTTCGATAAATTTGAAGATGAGCTTCAAACATCTGTGGATGAGCCAACAACACCAGAATATGACCAAGCAAAACAAACAGCATAATATAATATAACATATTATTAACCAATAGTCAAGAAAAATGTGGAAAAAAAAGTTAAGAGAATATAAAGGCAAAAACTACAAGTATTCTCTAAGAAATAAATTAAAGCGTGAAAAAAAGATCACTGACGATTTTGAGGTTATGCTCCAAAGTCTTTCTCTGGAGGATATTATTGGGCTTAAATTAGAGTTGGCAGCTTCTCATATAAATAATAAATTATATAACTTTCCTGTTTTTAGGTCTATGAAATATATTGTCAAAGAGGCGTGTCTCAAATTTGCTCTTTCTTCAACGAGGACTTTTGACGATGCAGCCTCTTTTCTTGGAATTAGACCCGGAGAATTAAGAAAAGAAATACATAAATTTAAAATTGATTTAGCCGAAATGAAGTTCGATAACTTTGAGGAACCTATTTAGTATCAAGAGGATTTATTATGAAAATAACAACTGAACTATTACGGAAAATGATTAAGGAAGAAATTAGCGAGATGCGAAGGGGATTCAATTCTTACAAAAAAAGACCCCGAACCAGCAGAGATCTCATTAGCTATGCAAGGAACCTTTTATTATATAACCCTAATGAGCCCGGTGGTATGTCAACACATCCTATAAGAAAAGAACAGGATGGTGAATATATGCGGTTTATTATCAATAAAGATGGCCAAGATATAGAAATTTTTGTAAATCATAGTGGTGGCAAAATTTATAGAATGGGCAAATCAATTGATACCGGCGAAAAAGTTGACCTAGTACCTGATGACACAAGCGGGAATATGCAATTTGGCGGAAGAGGTCATATTTCTTTAAAATAAAGGAACAAAATTATGAAAAAGATTAAAGTTAAAATTATAAATGAAAGCAAATTAAATGAATGCGGGGGACCAATTGAAGATCCAATGGCTCAAACAATACATGTTCCTGAAATTGGAATTGCTATGGATGATGAACCATGTGGTTGTCCTGATATGATGCACAACCATAATAACAACGAGGGAAGTATGTCTCGTTCCCAACTAATGCATATGAGAAATTATGCTGAAGAATTAATGCAAATGATATCTGATGAAGATAATCTTCCTGAATGGGTTGAGTTAAAAATTACACTTGCTAATGATTATATTGCTAAAGTAAAACACTATCTGGAGGGTGAACTCTACAGAGAAAAAGGTATGTTGGAAAATAAAACTAAATAAATTTACTTGACAAATAATCCTATATATGTTATATTAATATATAATTAATTATTATTATTTAAATTACTACTATAATATGAATATTAGTATAATGTTTTAATAATATATATAAATTACTATTTTAATAGGAATATAATGAATAAGAAACATATAGTATTATTTGATATGGATGGTACACTAACTAAACCTAGAGAAGAATTTGATAAAAGACTATTACAGCCTTTAAGAGATCTTTCTAGCTATGCTGAAATAGGAATTCTAACTGGTAGCGATTTAGACTATGTCAACCAGCAAATGGATTTATTAATAAGATTCTCAGAGCTAAGATATAAAACTCACTTGCTTCCATGCAATGGTACTAAACATTTATTACCTCCCTCTTCTTCCAGTGAAGAATACCAACTGATCCATGAAATGGATATGGAGAAGCACTTAGGAACTCCCTGTTTCAGACAACTGATGATGATCTTATGTGCTCAACAAGAAGGGATGTGTTATGACAACCGACTTCCATTAACCGGTCATTTTATATCCTATAGAGGCTCTACTGTTAACTGGTGTCCTATTGGTAGGAATGCAAACAACGACCAAAGAAAGATTTTTGTTGGTATTGATAATTCAATATCACCGACATTACGTCAAAGGGAAATGGATAAAATAAAACACAAGATTAATCTTAGATGCCCAAAAGAAGTTATGGTAGCTCTCGGAGGAGAAACCAGCTTTGATATTTATCCAAACGGATGGGATAAAACATACGCCCTCAAACATTTTCAAGATTATACCTGTTGGTTTGTTGGTGATCGATGTGGAGAAGGTGGGAACGACAAAGAGATTTATGAATTCTTAAATAAAGAAGGCAGAGCATTTTGGACCAGAAATACAGAAAACACAGCAGGGATAATTAAAGAAATTACCAAGGTGATTAAAAATGACTAGTAGAAAAGTATTAGTCGAATCAATTGCTAGTTTGATTAAAAATGGTATCAATATGGATGGCTATAATATGTTTGAATGCAACCTTTTTCTTAAAGATTTACATGTTTTTGTGAACGAAGAAACAGGATTGACTGCACACTATAGCAACAGAAAGGTGACAATAGAGTCAATATTTTTTGATCCACTGCTTTCAGTAGAATTGGAAAAAACAACGATCCAATGCATACCAATAACTGATGAAGGCTGGATAGATGCTGTTTTTGAAGTTTTAAAATTTCTACATATTAAAGCAGAGGCAAAAAGGCAAAAAGAATTAGAAAGAAGAAAAAGAGAAAAACAAGATAATAAAGATTTAGATTGGATTTGATGAGGGGAGCCATGTGAATGCTTACTTTAAACCATATTAATATTAGTGTTCATGATTTCTCCCCCATCTCTAAAAAAGGAGAGTTATATGAAGCCCGGCGATTTAGTATCAAGAAAGTGGAAACCGCAATATGGAACAGGGACCGTTGTTCATGTTCTGGGCGAAACAATAGTGGTAAAATGGATATTGAATGAGAGACCAAAGATCATTTTTGAAAAACAAAAGTATTTAAAGAAGATCAATGAGGGTTAAAAATGAAAATATTTTATTTAAAGAGAGAAGAAGACGAGAGCGGTATTAGTGGTACCGGAAGGGTGGCTCAAGGATTTGTTTTTGATAATGGAAAAGTAGCAGTAACTTGGTTATCTGAGCACCCATCTGTCACAATATACGACAATATAGGCGAAGTTCATGCAATTCATGGACATGGCGGCAAAACCTCAGTAGAATTTGAACCAGACTATAAAAGAGCCTGTAACGAGATGAAATCATTTATTGATAACTTTTCATTACCGGAATTGGCAAAAGAAAAACTACCAACTGAAGGCGCAGCGGCAAAATTGATTATTAAAAACTAATTTATTATGTGGAACAAGAATGGCTAACAACATATTCTCTAAAACTAGATGCGGCATGGCAACCTCTAGATATAATAACTGGATACAAGGCATTTAATATGTGCTATTCAGGTAGGGCCAAAGCGGTCTCTTCAAATAATATTGATGGGGTGCTGATACCCTCGGTTATTGTTTTAAATAATTATATTAGGAAATTTCCATTTCGTTTATCTTGCAACAGAAAGAACATTTTTTGGAGAGATGATAACCAATGCCAATATTGTGGAGAGAAGTTTAAATTTGATGATCTGACTATGGATCATGTTTTACCTAAGTCAATGGGTGGCGGAAAGTCATGGGAAAATATTGTAACCTCTTGCGGTGCATGTAATTCTAAAAAGAGAAATAGAACACCCAAAGAAGCACGTATGCCATTACTACGAAGACCTCATTCCCCACGAGTTGGCCTCTTGGATCTAAACAGAAACATTTCAATACATAAAGACTGGATAGTATTTTTAAAGGAGTAAAAATGAGAAGAATACCAACAATCGCCGTAAGCGGCGGATTTGATCCGATTCATAAAGGTCATGTTCAAATGATCAGGGAGGCGGCAGAATACGGCCAAGTCATTGTAATATTAAATTCAGACGACTGGTTAGTAAGAAAAAAGGGATATAAATTTATGACCTTTGAAGAAAGAGCCTTTATAGCAGGAAGTATCAAAGGCGTATCAGTAGTAATGAATGTTAACGATTCGGATGGTACGGTATGCGCTGCTCTAGAAAGAATGAAACCAGACTATTTCGCAAACGGAGGTGATCGTTATGATACCAATACTCCGGAAATGAAAACATGTAAAGAACTAGGAATTCAAATGCTTTGGAATATTGGAGGAGGAAAGATTCAGTCGTCTTCAACCTTGGTAAGTAAAGCAAAATACGGAAGGAGGGTATACGATGGACAAGAATTTTGATTTTACAACAATGGAAGCATTATTGCAAAAAATAGAAAATGATCCTGACAATATGGAATTAAAAGCACTTATTAATGATTTAATAATGGGCGCAAGGAAAGCGGGACATTTGGGTTTATCCATGAAAGAGGTAGCCAGCGTATGCACTCTGGGATGGGTTGTGTCGCAACAACCAGAACTAGAATCACTACTACAGTATTTACTGAGCAGGGTTACAGTAACGGATGAATTACTAAATTAATATGAAGGAGGGCTAAAACCCTCCTTTTTTGCTATTTAGGTAGTAAAAGATATCTTTGAGGAAAAAGAATGAAACTTATATTAGAAAACTGGCAGAGCTTTGTTAACGAAACAGAAGACAAACAAATCCAGCAACCCCTACCGTTGCAAAACAAAAACCAACAGCAACAACCCGCAGGCGATATAAAAGCTTCTGTTGAAAAAGCGACGGCCGTGTTCATGCAGTTGATAAAACAAGGCAAGATAAATCTTTCGAATGGCGATGGCATAGAAGGTTTCTACGCTAAACTTAGAAAAGATAACCCCGAACAGGGAGAAGCAATAGCCAAAGGGGCATACGATTCATTAATGAAAAAAGTAGAACCTCTCAAAGGTGACTTTAAGAACTTTATGGATCTGATTGAACTTTTCTCAAACGAAGAAAAGATGTCCAAAGCCAAACCAAAAGCTAAAGCCAACTTCCGTAAACAGCTTGCTGACTTAATTAAGACTGAAAATCTACTAATTCAAAATCTAATGGCTTACAACAAAGAAGACCCAAACCTCAAAAAAGCGTTGGCGCAACTCAAAGGTGAAAAAGAGCCCGCAAAAACAGACCCAGCAGTGAAAAAAATCAGCGATAAGTATGGCGAGCAAATAAAGAACATTCTACCAGACACCGCTGAACAAAACGCAATTGTAAAGTTTTTAGTATTTTTGTCAACAAAGAAATTATTAAAAGAAAGCGCCACACCATACATCAAGGCTGGTGTCTTTACTAAGGAAATTTTCGAGGAATATATGAGGTCTTTGGCTACAGAAGACAAGAAATCCTTTTTTGCTGCTTTGAAAAAGGACACTGTGATGGAGTTTTTGAAAAAAGCATTGACGGGACCTGATAGCGCAAAACCAGAAGAACCGGCAGCAGAAACAGAAGGTGGAGACGACGAAGAAATAGTCGACCCAGACCCAGAAAAACTTAAAGCCCTTAGAATTTCTTTTGGCAAATTTAAAAATCAATTTTATAAAGAAAAAAAATTACAAGAACAAGCCGTATTAGTAACCGCTCTCTTGAAGGCCCTAAAAGCATTCTCAGACGAAGAGTCCGCCGAAGCATATGGAAGACGAGCGGACCGTGATCGATCAACAAAATCACCAGCAGAGCCTACAACGGACACACCAGCTAAGAGAGATGACCTCTACGAAGTAGAAGATCCTGCCGCCAAAGAAACTGAAGGGGCCGATAAAATTGCTGCCAAGCCAAACGACATTAGAAATTTTAAGACTTCTGTACGAGCATTTCAGCGAGCACTTAAATTATCAGAACAACTTGTGATCCAAGCAATGAAGGACACCAAGGGAGGAAAGCTCGTCAGTGATGCCTCAAGGGCGAAAGTTGTCAAATTTGCAACCGCAACTCAAGAAAAGATTAAGATGTTAAATGATTCGATCAATAAAATTATGGGACCGGTTGAAAGAGGTTCATTACAAGAGAAACTTAGCCCTGATATTGAAGCAAAGATGCAAAAATATCGTGAGACTTTGGATAGAATCGAAGATGTATATGAAATCATTGTTGGGACAGACATAGAAAAGGGAGGCCTTGGCCGAATTATTGACAACCTTTCCAAATCCCCACCAGTTAAGATGAGCTTTAATGAAATTGAAAGAGGTGTTAAGAAAGCCTTAGAGTTATTGTCTACAATCAAAAAATTCTTTCCATCAATTGTGCCATTCGAAGGAAGTAAACTTCAAGCAACTGACATTACAGATCAGTACAAAGAAGCCATCGCAAAATTAGATCTAGACTCTTCGGACATTCAGACTCTCAAGGATGTTCTAGAAGGAGATCAAGGCAAAGTTGCAATATTGAGTTTTCAAGACAGAATAATTGAGTTTTCAAAAGATATTGAGAGAATCTTTGGTATTCCCGGACTGACAGAAAAAGATTCTGCCGATCCGGATGCAGAAAGAGAAGATGATAAGGAGGACGAGGAAGCCGAAGAGGAAGAAGCTACCGATTTTTATAAGGAAGGCGCCGAAGCTGCTAAAAGAAAGTATGCAACTGACGAGTTCATAATGTCTCTGGAAACAGAGGCGCAAAAAACAGCGTTTTACTATTTGATATCATTTTTTATGAAAGAGGGCCTAATAACAGAAAATATAGCAGATAAAATCAAAACTAAACTTGGTGCTGCCATTGTTGTTATTCGTGAAATAAATCCAAACTACGCAGTCTTAATTAATAAAGTCTTGGGTGACAAGAAAAAGGCTGATGCTTTTGTTGATTTCCTCCAGAGAGTTGATGCCAAGGGTATGGAAGCGACCAAAACGCCATTCAACACAGCAATAAGTGTATCTAAATTCATAACAATGAAACTTTTAAAAAACACAACCATCTCCGCCAGAATAGAAGACATAGGAATAAAATCAGGTTCTCAAGATGAAAACAACCTTTTAAGGCTTTTAGCTTATTTGTTGGCATCAGATGCCGAATTTATACCAGCGCTCAAAAAAGAATCTATTTCAACCATGATGAACGTCAGCGAACCACTCGCTGGCGATAAACGCAGGGCTGTGCTCACTTTAATTATGAAAAAGGACAAGGAACTTTTCAAATGGGCGATGAAATGGATGAAAGATAATAAAGTAAAAGTAGTGAAACTTTTCAATGCAATCGAGGTATTCATTGAAAAGAAAAATTATAAATTCAATACAAAAGGTCTTAAGTTGGCAATGTTGTTGAATCTAAACTTCAAGGACCCCACCCTAGAAATCCCAGAAGAAGAAGCAGATGTGGTAAAGCAAACAATTGAAAAAATCAAAGATGCTCCAACATTTGATATGGATAATTATGATGGATACGAAGAATTAAAAACTGCTATTGCTACAAAGGTCATTGACGTTGTTCAAGATGAAGGTAACGAAGAAGTCTTTTCATGGTCATCAGGCCAACCAGATTCTGTTTTAGAACCAATTGTGCAAGATTTATTAGCTTCATCCGGTGGTCTCACACTTGACACAGAAAAAGACCCCTTTGAAGATAGCAAGTTTAGGAAAAAGTATTCTAAACTCCCAGAGTTTGATTCGTGGAAGCAAATGTCAAAAGATCAAAAAACAGCAGTCTTAAATGCTATTGAAAAATATGACGACGAAGAAAGTGAAGACAAAGAACCCAGCAGAGGCGTGTTTGATGTCACAGAATCTCGTCTCCGCAGAGCAATAAAGAAATATATAGTTGAAGCAATATTGAAGTCAAATTGGGAAGAGATGGCCGGAGACCTTAAATCAAATGATTTGTTTAAAGGGAAGAAGGGTATAAATCTTATTTCAAGTTTCCTTAGAGATTTCCAAGACAATTATGGCGACGAAATTAAAGATGACCCAAAAGGTGATGACAAAAAGAAAAATGATGAAAAGAAACCCGAAACCACAAAAGAAGATTTCAAAGAAGTGTTTCAAGGTCTTGAGAGTGTGTTCGAAAGAGAATATAAACAAAAGTATTCAGACGGAAAACACTTCCTAAACCCAGACGAATTTCCTCAAATTGAAGATAATCTTGTGGAGAAAAAGGCGAATATTATAACCGACATGATCCTAAAATCAAAATATCCAAACATAGCAATAGAAATTCAAATTGGCCGTGGCGGAAGAAGTGAACAGTCTATTATGTATAAACTTCCTCAGCCCCTGAATATAGAAAATTCGGTCCCAGATTTTATGGGTAAAATGGATAAAGCTATAATAGAACCAGAAGAAAAAAAGGATGATGAAGAAACAGAAGAACCAAAGTCGCCTGAATCCGATGGTAAGTGGAAGACATTCTTCGATGACAATAAAAATATTAAATTTTATAAAAGTATAAATAGATTATATCGAAACGTTGACCAAAAAACAAATGGACGCTTCAATCAAACTGAGGAATGGCTTGATATTGCTGCTGGCATGTTGCAAGAAGATAAGTCCAGTGTTGATTTCGAGAAATTTCAAAACAAACTTAAGTATGTTGAGTCTTTTATAGAAATAATAAAGAAAAAACAAACAGATAAATTAAAACCCAAGGCTGTTAACCAAGGCTTCGCAGTGATGCAAGATTATATGGAACTTTTTGAAAGAGCTTGGAAAAAACACAAACCAGAAGAAGAGTTTCCATCACCACCAATAGATTCTAATTTAGAAGGTGATGACGAGTTTGCAGATCTGGACCTGTCTGATCTTGATATGTCTGGTGATGCGGCCGCAATAAAAGATCTTGAGGATATTAATGTTGAAGATGATGACTTTGAAATAGAAGATGATGAACCCTCTCCTATCTTAGGTCAAGCATCAATTGACTCATTAAAAAAATTGTCAAAGAATAAGTTTGTCGAAGATGAAATATTACAATTAGCCAAAGCATGGGAGGATTCATTATCTGATAATCCTATGGAAGAAGAGCGAAAACTTCGAAGAAATAGAAACCGAAAAATAAAGGGTAAAAAACCCCAACCTTTAAAGAACTGGCAATTAAAGCTGAAAAAAACATGGGAAAAGGGCGGAGAAATTAATGATAAAAATCATGTTAAATTAGCAATGAAGATGCTCAAAACACCAGACGAAAAGCTACAAAAATTATTGAAAAAAATATCAATAGAAAAACCATCCTTGTTTGATGCTGTTTATGAAAAGGTTAAAACGGCCATGAATAAAAAGACAGCCCAACAAGAGCAAATTGAAAGAACCCTTAAGCCGCTAATTCAAAAACTAATGAGAGGTAAATAATGGCAAAGAAAAATTATGTAATTGATACATCAGTATTTCTATCGGATGCTGATGCATTATTTTCATTTGGAAATAATGATGTGTTCATACCTTTAAAGGTATTAGAGGAAGTTGACAACCACAAAAAACGTCAAGATTCCGTTGGATTTCACGCAAGAAAGATAATAAAACATCTTGATACACTCCGAGAGAAGGGGTCCCTTGTCAACGGAATAAGACCAGAACAGGGCAAAGGCGTCATTAAAGTATGTGATCATGACTTCGAAGGAGTATCTAAAAACTCCCTAGATTTAACCATCCCAGACCATATTATTCTGTCAGCAGCGTTAAAAGTCCAATCAAATTGGCCAAAACGTAAAACTATTGTTGTTTCACGTGATATCAACATGCGAGTGATTGCAAATTCACTAGGAATGGAATCAGAAGATTATGAAACATTGCAGGCAGTCGATGACGCAGATAAATTATACGATGGATTTGAGGAAATATTGGTTGATGATCAAATCATTGATCACTTTTATGCCGGAGAAGAAATTATATTGGACGAAGAACAGGGAGTGAGGCTCTACCCAAACCAGTTTCTTATGCTTCAATCGTCCGCAAACCCTAAAAAAACTGCGCTTTGTCGTTTCAATGCATCTCACAAGCCCTTAAAGCCAATCCTGCAAAAATGGCCTGAAATTAGCTGGGGAATCAAACCACGTAATAAAGAGCAATCCTTTGCTTTTGACCTACTTTTTGATAATGATATCCCTCTGGTAACCTTAATTGGTAAAGCCGGGTCAGGAAAAACGCTTATGGCAATTGCTGCTGCGATGGAACAATGTTTAGGCATGGGTCCAAAGGTATACAAAAAAATAATTATTTCAAGACCAGTCCAGCCACTTGGAAAAGATATTGGATTCCTTCCCGGAACGATGGAAGAAAAGATGTTGCCATGGTTAAAGCCTATCCAAGACAATCTACAGATGGTTGTTGGTCACGATAAAACAATGTTGCAAGGGTTTATGGAGAAAGGCAAATTAGAGGTTGAGGCCCTGACTTATATCCGTGGACGTTCAATTTCCAATGCATTTGTTATCATCGATGAAGCACAGAATCTCACAGCCCATGAAGTTAAGACCATCATTACAAGGATCGGAGACAATACAAAAATTGTTTTGACCGGAGACGTAGAACAGATTGACAACATTTATACAAACGAAACCTCCAATGGCCTAGCTTTTGCGGTTGAAAGGTTTAAAACATATGATCTATCTGGTCATATAACGTTTAAACGAGGAGAAAGATCGAAATTAGCGACTTTAGCCTCAAAGATATTGTAGGAGATTCCCATGTTATTTATATTGTTTTTTGCCCTATTCTCGTTCGCTTATGCGGAAGAGCCCTCGGCAAGCATTGTTATTGAAGGAGATAGAGGAGACTATCAAGTTATTCAAATTTATGTCGACATAACAGAAGTTCATGATCCCCAAGGAAAAATTGGGACATCAATGCCTTTGAATGTTATGATTGCGGAAGAGGCACAACACACATCTATACTTGAAAACAGAATGCATAGACACACAGGTGCAGAAACTTGGCAGGGAGAGATAAATGTTTACGATTGGAATAATATTCAATATATGCCAACCTTTAAAAAATGCGACTATCGCAATGCAGTCCAGTGTGGAATTAAAAATGCTCACTGGACTTTAAGAACAATTGTTTCTGTAGGTGCTAAGTTTTCTACTTTTACTGTCTACCTTTATGATGAACGTGGACTTGTAATAGCGTCTTCAAGCCAAACAGCATGGGGGACAATCAGGTGGCACCCTCAATGGAAACTTACAACCATAAAGGAGCAAAGCGCTTTCGGCGCAGGAACCAAACAAATTTTTGAACAATGGCCACCCAGAATGGAAGAAATCCCTCCATTAATAACTGGTAAAACTATTAGTCAGGCCACCTTTGGTTTTTATTGGATAAAGAAAAGTGCCTGTAGAGTAAGGGCATGTAAAAAATAATACTTGACAGCAGTAGTATAATCGGTTATATTATATTTAATGACGGAGAACACTATGGACTGGATTCAAGAATCAGTTAAAAGATCAAATAAATTGAAGGATCATTATAAAATGCAAGAGATAGATATTTTTATCAAGGATCAATTGCCAAGCCATATCGACCCAGATTTGGTTTTTTCTACTTTTAGTAAGTTAATACCATCTCATTTATTAACCGGGGTTGATATTGTTTACGTTGGTCAGTTTGATGTGTTTAAACAAAAACAAGCTAATGCTGTGTTTCAAGATGGGGCGATCTACGTTTCAAATGAGCAAGACTCAAATCAAGACATGATTGATGATATTATTCATGAACTAGCACATTCGGTTGAAGAAAAGTTCACACAATATATTTATGATGAGAACGATCTTAAAAATGAATTTGTAGGTAAGAGAAAAAGACTATATGAGATTTTATCTAGCTATGATTATGATCCTTCCCCTGCGATTAAGACAATGTATCATTACAGTGAGAAAATTGACATGTATTTTTATAAAGAAGTTGGCTATGAAGCCATGTGGAATATTATCAATGGACTTTTTCCTTCTCCATATTCTACAACGTCTCTAAGAGAATATTTTGCAATTGGATTTGAATATTATTTCATGGGTGAAAAGCGCACAATCAAAAACCTGTGCCCTGTTTTATATTCAAAATTAGAAAACTTAGAATACATGGAGAAATAATGAAACACATATCTTATTCTGAATTAAAAATCTGGTCCGAATGTCCCAGAAAACACAAACTATTATATATTGATAAACTCAAAGGATTTACAGGAAATGAATATACTGCTTTTGGTAGCTCTTTACACGCTTTATGTGAAAATGCGGTTCAAGATCTCTTGCAAGAATCAGACTATGACGAGTTCTTTTCTCTCCATTTTGAAAGAGAGTTGGAACAACTCGGACCAGAATTTGAATTGCGAACAGACCTCGTTGAACAAATGCGAGAACAAGCAAAAATAATTAGCCCTTTAATAATGCCGCAATTAACTAAAGACTTCGGAGAGTTCGAGGTTTTTTCGGTTGAAGAAAAACTTTATGAAAAAATTAATGATTTATCACTTGACAAAAGCACTTTTAAAGGTTATATTGACTTAGTGATTAAAACAAATGATGGAAAGTATCATGTTATTGACTGGAAAACCTGTTCTTGGGGATGGGATAGAGAAAAACGAAATAGTAAAATGATTACATATCAATTAACTCTCTATAAAAAATTCTTTTGTCAGAAGCATGACATTGATCCAAAATTAGTTGAAACACATTTCGCTCTTTTAAAGAGAACGGCTAAGAAGGATAATGTTGAAATTTTTAGAGTTACATCAGGACCAAAGAAAACAAGCAACGCAACAGATTTGCTACATAAGGCCCTTATCAATATTGATAGAAAAATGTATATCAAAAACCGTTTATCATGTAGAGGGTGTGAGTTTTATAAAACGAAAAATTGTCCATAACGGAGATTAAATGACAAAAAAAATTAAAGTATTAACATTAGGCGACCATCCACTGTCGCCTTCTGGCGTTGGATCACAAACAAAATATGTTTGCGAGGCGCTATTGGATTCTGGTAAATTTGAGATCATCTCATTAGGTGGTGCGATCAAGCATCACAACTATGATCCCGTAAAAGTGGAACCATACGGCGATAGTTGGAGGGTTATTCCAATCGATGGCTATGGAACACCAGAAATAATTCGGTCTATATTAAGAACAGAAAAACCAGATATTCTCTGGCTAATGACAGATCCACGGTTCTGGGGTTGGCTATGGCAGATGGAAAACGAAATTCGACCATTGGTGCCAATGGTTTATTATCATGTTTGGGACAATTATCCATATCCAATATTTAATAAAAAGTTTTATGATTCGAATGATGAAATTATCACAATTTCAAAAGTAACAGACGATATCGTGAGAAATGTATCACCAGACGTACCCTGCACATATATACCTCATGCCGTTGCTAGTAATGTTTTTAAACCAGTAACAGAATCAGATATTAAACAACTGCGTACAAATTCACTACCAGAGTCTGATAGAGATAAAACTATCTTTTTCTGGAACAACAGAAATGCAAGGCGAAAACAGTCCGGTACATTAATACACTGGTTCAAAGATTGGCTAGATAAAACAGACAATCATGAAAAGGCACAACTGATTATGCACACTGATCCAAAAGACCCTCATGGTCAAGATTTGCAACATATCATTGAACACTTGGGACTAGACCAGCACCGGCAGGTTTTGTTATCTGTTAATAAAATAACACCCCAGCATTTAGCGGCGTTATACAATTTAGCCGATTGTACCATAAACATTTCAGATGCAGAAGGTTTTGGCCTCGCAACACTAGAGTCTCTCTCGTGTGGTACGCCAATTATCGTAAATATGACGGGAGGCCTTCAAGAACAAGTTGTTGACGGTTTTAATTGGTTTGGTATTGGTATTTATCCTTCTTCAAAAGCAGTTATCGGTTCCCAAGAGGTTCCTTATATTTACGAAGACAGAATCAAAAAAGAACACTTCTTTTCTGCGATGGATAAAATGATGGCACTCGGTAAAGACGGAAGAAAAGAAATGGGCTTAAATGGTAGAAAACATGTTTTGGCCAATTATAACTTTGATAATTTTAATAAATCTTGGGTTGAAAAGATGACACAAATACACGAGACTCATGGATCATGGGACACAAGAAAATATACAACCGGCATTAGATTTAAAGAAGTTGCATGATCACATACCCAATCAATAGTGATTTATTAATCATCGAAAACTTTATTTTTAATGTTGGTGAGTTGGTCTCAACTGTATTGGGTGATTATGGAATTGTTGTAAAGATAGGCCAACACAGAGAGTACCCAACAGATAAGGTGGATTATTATCATGTGCTAATAAATGGTGACGTTTATTGTTATTTAGCATTTGCATTAATAAAAATTAAAAAAAATCACAAAATTACTTGACAAACGTAAGAAGATACGTTATAATATTATTAGGAGCTTAAAAAAGCAATGAAAAAGAAAATTTTTGTAAGGGGACCTGTCCTGTCCCAAAGCGGTTATGGTGAACAATCTCGCTTTGCACTAAGGGCATTAAAAGCAAGAGAAGACTTGTTTGATGTTTATATCCAACCAATCCCATGGGGACAAACAGGTTGGGTCTGGGAAGAATCTGAATTCAGACAATGGATGGATTCTAAGATAACAGTAACACAAATTTTAATGCAACAAAAACAGTTGCAACCAGACATCAGTTTGCAAATCACAATTCCAAACGAATTCCAAAAAATGTGTCCTGTGAATATTGGATATACTGCTGGTATTGAAACAAATAAGGTTTCCCCTGTTTGGCTTCAAAAAGGAAATGAGATGGATAAAATTCTTGTTGTTTCTAGCCATGCGAAAAGCACATATGCCAATTCTTCTACAACTGCAACCAATAACCAGACTGGCGAGGTTATTCCGTATAATCTTAAAACCCCAATCGATATTGTCTGGGAAACTACTCCAAGAGCAGAACCAGAACCAGTAAACGAAATAAATTTAGAATATGATAATAATTTTTTGATGATCTCTCAAATGGGCCCAAGAAAGAACTTTGCTAATGCCATCAAATGGTGGGTCGAAGAATTTCACGATCAAGAGGTTGGTCTTATTGTTAAAACAAATATCAAGACCAACTCAATAATAGATTGGGATCATTTAGAGAAGCAAATGAAGAATATGCTTACTCCCTATGTTGATAGAAAGTGTAAAGTATATGTCCTCCATGGTGATTTAACATCCGGTCAAATGACTTGGTTGTATAATCATAACAAGGTTAAGGCTCTCGTCAACATAGCACATGGCGAGGGTTTTGGCCTTCCTCTCTTTGAGGCGGCTAGAGAGGCATTGCCCGTTGTGACAATCGGATGGTCAGGTCAAATGGATTTTCTGCATCATGATGGTAAAGACTATTTTGAGTCTGTCAAATATACTATGCAACCAATCCACCCAGAAGCTGTGTGGGATGGAGTGCTTCAAAAAAGCTCAATGTGGGCATATGCAGAACAGGGATCATATAAGATGACCTTACGTAAAACGCTCAAAAACTGGCCAAAAATCAAAGAACGAGCCGAGGCACTATCAATCATCATAAAAGAAAAATTCAATGAAGAAAAGCTATTTAAAGGCTTTGTAGACGGGGTTCTGGGTTTTGATTCATCTATTATCGATCAAGAAACAGAAGAAGTGGTGATGGAGTTTGAATGAACAAATTAGTATTCATTTCGGACTTTTTTGTTAATGATGTTCGAGGTGGCGCTGAGATCTACGACGATCTATTAATAAAAGAATTAGAGAAAAAAGGCGTAAAGGTTTGCAAGTTTCATTCGCATGAGTTTACAAACAAACATTTTCATTTATATGAAAAATTTGGTTTTAATTTTTTAATCTCGAATTTTATTAATTTGGATAAGCGCATAAAAGATATATTACAAACACATACAGGAAGATACTGTATAATTGAACATGACCACAAATACCTAACAAACCGCAATCCAGCAGATTTTAAAGATTTTATTGCTCCGCCTCAAATGGTAATCAATAGGGACTTTTATTCTGCTGCATCTGCGGTATTTTGCCAATCTGTTAAACATGCTGAGGTACTGAGTTCAAACCTTAAAATCAAACATGTTATTAACCTTGGGTGCTCTTTGTGGTCTGAAGAGCAAATAACTAAGATAAAAAATGTTTCTGTAAATAAAAATAATAAAGCCATGATTATAAATGATCCGAATATTATAAAAGGCACAGCGGAATCAATACAGATATGCCAGTCGAAAAAAATTGAATTTGATTTATTGGACAAAATGCCTTATGATGAGTATCTAAAAGCTCTAGGTGCTTACGAGAAATTTGTTTTCTTTCCAAAGACATTAGAAAGTTTCTGTCGGGTTGTCGTTGAGGCTAGAATGCTTGGTTGCAAACTGATGACAAATAACCTAAATGGGTGCACCTATGAACCTTGGTTCAGAAAGTTAAAGGGTTCTGGTTTAATTGATTATATTAACTCACAAAGGGAGGTTGTTGTGACAACCATCAAAGACAACTTATTTAAAACTAATGATGACTCAAAAGAAGGAGATATAACAGTAATATTAAATTGCTATAGAAGACCATATAACCTGAGAATGCAAGTTGACGCAATCCGTGCACAATCTGTCAAGCCGGTGCAAATATGGCTATGGATCAATTATCATGAAGATAATAAGGGTTTCGACCCAGAAACTCTTGGAGTTGATAGAGTATTTAAGAACGATTTTAATTGGAAGTTTTACGGTAGATTTGCTGCCGCACTATTAGCAGACACAAAATACGTTGCTTTGTACGATGACGATACAATACCCGGAAATCGCTGGCATGAGAATTGCTTAAACACAATGAAAACACATGAAGGTATTTTGGGATCTGCTGGAATTATTCTAAATGGCAATAAATATGTAGAACATGAGAGGTGCGGCTGGCCCACTCAAAACAAAAAAACTACTGAGGTTGATCTGGTCGGCCACTCTTGGTTTTTCAAAAGAGAATGGCTAAGATATTTGTGGCAAGAAAAACCTGTTACGTGGGACAACGGAGAAGATATACAATTTGGATTCATGGCAAAAATACACGGTAATATACCCACATATTGTCCACCCCATCCACCTGAAGACAAAAGTATGCATGGCTCTATACTTGGTAATGAACTGGGTATTGATAATAAAGCAACTTCAACCAATTCAGCAATTTCACATAGGCAGTTTTTCTCTGAAAGGGATCTCTGTGTACAAACGGGAATCAAAAAAGGTTGGAAGACAGTTAGGAATATTAAATTATGAAAGACTTTAATAAAGCATTCGATCAAATCTTAAATATGATTAAGCAAGAAGAGAATTTTGCATTTACTAGATTCTCCGATGGAGAACTGTTCATAATGCAGAACAAAACTGTAGTTTTGGCAGATAATCATTATATTACCGGCAATATAAAAGGAAGCAATCGGTACACAAAAGAAGAACATAAAGAATTCTATCCAACGAAGCATCAAATGTATAGAAATAAATTGATAGAATGTTATAGGCACGACCAAGAAAAATATTTTAAAGGTATTTGCACACAAACAGATGGCCATGTAGGTAAAGAAAACTTTGAGTGGATGTTGAACTTTCACAGCACAGACCATACTAATTTAACTTTTGCAAATCTTTTAATAAATGCAAATTATAGTAAATTTATCGAACAATTAGTGCCGAAGTTATGCAATAGGGACGTAATATATATTGTAAATGAGTTGGCGGACACGAGCAAATTACCATTTCAAACTATAAAAGAGTTTAAGATAGGTTCAAATTGTATGATAAATAACTACGACACCACTGAAAAAGTCAAATTGTTCATCAAGGAAAATAATATTAAAGATGCGGTAATACTTTGTTCTGCTGCTTCATTATCCAATTTCATTATTTACGAGTGTTACAAAGAGAACTCTAACAATACCTTTTTAGATATTGGCTCGTGTCTAAATCCCCTTCTAAATCTGGAAGGGTGGAAATACACCAGAGGATACCTTACAAGTTACTGGCTCAATTCAGGCAGTCGATTCGGCAAACAGGTAGATAAATGGAGTTAGTAAAGAACTCTTATATATACTGGGAATTTGTTAGGGACCTTCGTAATATGGACGGGATAAGGGAAGGCTTTGTTAAGCAGAACATAATAACAAGAACACAACACGAAGAATTTATGAAAAAAAATAGTAGTTTTTTTTGGATTTGTCTTGACAAAAGCGCTCCAATAGGTTATATTGGTATTATAGATGATGATATTCGTGTTGCTACGCACCCTAATTATCAAGGTTTGGGCGTGGCTTCGTTTATGCTTAATGAAGTTATGAAGCAAAGCCCTGAAGCACAAGCTAAAGTTAAAATAAATAATAAAGCTAGCCTGAGGTTATTTGAGAAGAACGGGTTTGTGAAGAAATATTATCTACTGGAGAAATAATGAGACATAACCCATATAAAATTGTCAAAATGTTTGAAGAAACTGTCGCAGATTATTGCGGATCTAAATATGCCGTATCAACTGACAACTGCACAGACGCAATACTTATGTGCTGTGAATATTTCAATGTAAGAGAGGTGACAATACCATCAAGAACATATCTTTCCGTTCCACAGTCAATTATACATGCCGGCGGCACAGTCAAATTTAGAGACTACAAGTGGAAGGGGATATATAGGCTAGAGCCGTATCCCATTTGGGATGCCGCAAAGCGCTTAACCTCTAATATGTATATTCCCGGATCTTTCATGTGCCTCTCATTTCACATCAAAAAACACCTTAAGATAGGCAAGGGGGGTATGATACTCACTGATGACGAAAACGCTGCAAAATGGCTACGCAAGAGCCGCTATGAAGGTCGTGGAGAGGTTATGTACCACCAAGACAATATCGAGATAAATGGGTGGAATGCTTATATGTCTCCAGAACAAGCTGCAAGAGGACTGATGCTGATGCAGAATTACCCAGAGCATAACGAAGATCTACCGGAACAGCCTTTCTATAGAGATTTGAGAGAGTTTGATTTATTTAAAGACATTGAGGTGGTTGAGTGAAGGTTGCTTTATGTTTGCATGGTTATTTTAAAAATGCTGGTGGAGTTGAAGCTTCTATTAGAGGGCACGATTATATCACTTCCAAACTTTTAAAATATGATGTCGATACATTCATCCATAGTTGGGATTTAGAAAATGAGGATTTAGTTAAATCTTTATATAAACCAAAACATGCGTTGTTTGAAAAACAAATACAATTCGAAGAAGAATTAAAAATTGTCAAACAATCAGATTTTTTTGGCCTACAAGGGGAAGCGCCCGGAATGTATAAAACAAATAATACTTTTAAAGCGCTAAGTTTCCTATACTCTAGAAAAGCAACAATGCATCTAAAGAAAGAGTATGAGAAAGACAATAAATTTAAATATGATTGTGTGATACTGGCTAGATTTGATTTGGGCCAAAGAGGAAAGGAGCATTCACAAAAATACTATGCTACTAACTTTAATTTTAACCCTTCACTTGATATGAATTTCCTATATAGTGCTTTCTGGAACCAGCTTAATCATGGATTTGCGGATCACTGGTTTTATTCAAACTCAAAAAATATGGATAAAGTGTCCCGTCTTTATGATAAGGTAGTTGAATATTATCAACTCGATAGCGAGTATGTAGAGAAGGTTACCAATGGTTGGCCCGACAGCAATTCTTATGATGATTTTAGTAATGAATTTTTTAATAGCCACAAATGCAACAGTCCTAAGACGTGGCCTCTGTGGGCATGTATCGACAATCATAAACTGTATAAATGGTACTTCATAGACAGCGGTCTTTATAACAAGTGTAAATTTATTGATATTACAAGGGATTTAAAATGAAAAAAAACATAACATTATTCATGTATAGTCACTCTTCTTATTCAGATGTTTGGGCTCCGTTTTTTAAACAAGCAGACAAATACATGTCTAATTATAACAAAGTTGTGTTCTCAGATTCCGGTGAAGAAAAGATCCCTGAAGGGTGGAAGTTTATAAAGTATGACGAGTCAGAAACATATTCAGAAAGAGTATCTAAGTGTTTGAAAAGTATAGAAACAGACTTGTGCTTTTTGCACCATGAGGACATGTTTTTATATACAGAACCGAACTATAAATTGCTTGATGAATATGAAGCCATTGTTATGAATGAAGACATAGATTTCATCAGACTATTGAGATCGGTTGACAAGCCCGTCTTTCCATATAAAAAAACCAGAACATTATTTCCTATTCCATCATATTCCCAATATATCTTTTCAGTCCAACCTTCAATATGTAAAACAGATAGATTGTTGGAGATGTATAATAATACAAATATCAACCATATTAGGGATTTTGAACCTAACGTACAGCAGGTTTGCCGCTATATGAATATGAAAGGACTGTTCCATTATAATAATGAAGAGAAAAAGGGAATGTTTCATTATGACTCCAACGCCTATCCTTATGTTGCAACAGCAATTGTTAAAGGAAAGTGGAATCTGTCCGGGTATCCAGATGAATTAAACAGAATTTTAAAAGAGAATAATATTAATAAAAATATAAGAGGTGAAACATGATTGAATTAGTAATATTGGATATTGATGGGGTACTGACCGATGGTAGAAAATATTATGGTCTTAACGGTATACCTTTCGCTAAAACTTATTGCGACAAGGACTTCACGGCGATCAAAAGAATGCGTGGTGCTGGTGTAAAAGTTTGCTTTTTGTCTGGTGACGATCGTATCAACAAACCTATGGCATGGAACAGAAACATAGATTTTTATTCCGCTAGAGGAAAAGATAAAGCTAGTTTTGTTGAATTGTTCGAGAAAACATATAATACTAAGAGAGAAAACATGCTCTATATTGGTGACGATTTGTTTGACAAAAGTATAATGGAAATTGTTGGATATGCTTTTTGTCCTAACGATGCATGTACTGATATTAAATCTGTGTGTGGTATTGATAATACCCTATCAAACAATGGTGGTAATAATGTTATTTGCGAGATGGTAGAAACATTACAAGCAAGAAAATTAATAAATGACTGCACAATGCAGGATATAGAAAACCTAGATAAAAAGGAGAGTTTTTAGTGAAGTCTCTTTGTTTGATTGGTAAAGAATATTCCGATACAATTATGTTTGTACAGCAACTAAGAGAAGGCGAAACAAACGATTGTTCAGCCATAAGACAAAAACGTGGTGGTATATATAACTTTTTTGAAACTAAGATGGTTAATTGGATAATGAGCCCAATCACTATAGGTACCAAGAAAGCATTTATAATTAGCGACAAGAGCAGGAGCACTCGAACTTCCATCGTGTTAAATAATGAAGAGTCACTCCTAACAAAAAACCAAATAAATAAAATAAATGACAATTTTGACTGGCTGCATGTTAGTTATGTTGATGACATAGAGTGTTTTTCCAAATTAGAACACATTGCTATACCCTTTAGTTTAGATTTCTGCACAGATAAAAACAGGGTCGATTATATAAATTTAATGGAAAGGTCAAGTATTATATTTGACTCTCGTGAAAGAAAACATTTATATTCAAACATATCAACCCGAACTCCTATAATTTTACATGAACCTGATGGTTTTGAAATTATTGTGAATGGGGAGCCTATTCATAAAGAAAAAACAATTAAATATGAAAATTTAAACGTTAATGGTGCTGGCGATATATACGCTGCACATTTTTTAGATTGTAAACCCACTGGTGACCTTGCGGAATGTGCAAGATATGCCGCCAAAAGTACTACTGATTTGTTATTAAACAGGGAGGAATAAATGAGTAAAAAATATAACCTACTTCTACCGATAGCTGGTAGAGCCCAAAGATTCATAAATGAAGGGTACACGATGCCCAAGCCATTAATTATGTCCAAAGATAAACACATTATTGACTGGTCCATGGATTCAATCAATATGGATGAGTGCAAAGTAATCTTCGCAGTTAGGCTTGAGCATATAAACAATTTTTCTATTGATGATATTTTAAGAAAAAAGTTTGGAGATGATATAGAGATTGTTATAATCGACAGAGTCACTGATGGATCGGTGTCTACTTGCTTATTAGCCAAAGACCATATAAACAATGACTTGCCACTGATTATCTACACACCAGACGTTTATTTCGAAAATCAATTTGATCCGGCTTCTGTCTCAAAAGACCTAGATGGTTTCTTATTGACATTTAAGGCAAATAGCCCCGCTCACAGTTATGTTGAATTAGATGCCGCCGGGTTAGCAACAAGAACAGCAGAAAAAGAAGTTATAAGTCAAAACGCAGCCGTCGGAGTATATTACTACAAAACTGGGAAGATGTTCGTAGAGTATGCGGAAGAGATGATATCGAAAAACATTCGCACAAAGAATGAGTTTTATATTTGCCCAATGTATAACTTGATGATTAGAGATAATTTAAAAGTTGGTATTAACATGGTAGAAAAAATGCACGTCCTTGGGACACCAGCAGAGTTGGAGTTTTTTGTTGATAACGTAACAGCCAAATTCGGAGAGAAACCTGTAGCGCTTTGTTGTGATCATTCTGGCTTTCAAATGAAAGAAACAGCAAAAAAATTATTGGAGTCTAATAATATACCTTATATAGACTTTGGTACATATGTTAAGAAAGATTGTGATTATAACGAGTATGTAGTCGCAGCAGTTGACTCTATAAAAAACAAGGTCTGTGATTTCGCAATGGGCTTTTGTCGAACTGGTCAGGGAGTTAATATTTTAGCAAATCATCTAGAAGGAATCAGGTCTGCTTTAGTCATAGATGAATATATGGCTGAATATGCAATTAGGCATAACTGTGCAAATTTCTTCACAATACCAGAAAAATATGTCTCTGAAGAGGAACTAGACCAGATGATAAAAATCTGGAAGAAATCAACTTTCGATGGCGGCAGGCACATGACCAGAATGAAGAAAACTATAGGATAATGTATGAAAGATATAAATTTACATAAAAGATTATTGAAACTGCTATATGAGCACAATGAAGAACATGTTGGAAGCTGCTTTTCTTGTATTGACATAATTGACAATATATTTGCTAGTAAAGCCAAAGACGACATATTTGTGCTATCCAACGGCCATGCCGCATATGCCCTATACAGTGTTTTAGAAAAATACCACACTCACGTTGACGCAGATGAATTAGTCAATAAGCACGGTGGTCACCCCAATAGAGACGAACATAATCATATTTATTGCTCTGCTGGTAGTTTAGGAATGGGAATTATGATGGCAGTAGGTAGAGCGGTTGCAAATCCAAAAATCACTGTTCACACTATGATTAGTGATGGTGAGTCGACTGAGGGTTCTGTATGGGAAGCTTTGCGATATATAGAAGAGATGAACGTTGAGAATATTGAAGTTCATGTTAATGCTAATGGGTATGCGTGTTACGATGAAATGGACGTTGATTACTTAGAAAGAAGATGCAAGGCTTTTTTACCAAGGATTCACTTCCACAGAACAGAGGCTCAAACTTTTCCTTTCTCTTTCCTTTGGGGGCTTGATGCTCACTATATTAAGATTAACGATGAACAATATAAAGAAGCATTGGAGGTATTGAACAATGAGCGTTAGAAAGACATTTGTAAAACTTCTTCATGGAGAGATGAGGAAAAACGAAGATATTATGTTTGTGATAGGTGACCTAGGCTATGGCCACTTTGACGCAATTAGAGAAGAATTTCCCGATCGTGTGTTTAATCCCGGAGCAGCAGAGATGCTTCTTTTAGGAATGGCCTGCGGAATGGCGATGGAAGGAAAGATTCCTGTGTGTTACTCAATGACCCCGTTTCTGTTATATCGGCCTTTTGAGGTCATAAGAACATTTATAGACCATGAAAAAATCCCAGTAATACTAGCAGCAGCCGGTAGAGATAAGGATTATGGAGCAGCCGGGTTTTCACACTGGGCCACTGATGACAGAGAGCACCTTTCTGGCTTTCATAATATGAAAAAGATGTGGCCAAATGAACAAGAACTCGAAGTAGAGTTTCAAAACATAATAAATACAAAGGTGCCATATTATGTTAATTTAAAGAGGTAGTTATGGAATTTAATTTAGTAATTCAGGGCCCTTTAAATGAAGCTTCAATAAATTCTATTGATGCAATATCAAATCAGTTTGAAAATGTGATTGTTTCACATTGGAATGAGGACGATAGCGATTTAAGGAAACGAATCAGGTCAAAAAACACCCTTCTGGTATCTCAGGAAACACCAAACAGAGAAAAAACTTTTGGCGTTATGAAAGACAGTACATTTTATTATTCAATTTGCTCAACCCTGATGGGGATAAAAAATAGCAAATCAAAATATACTATAAAAATGAGAAGTGACGAATTTTATTCCGATTTTTCCGAATTAAAAGAAGTATTCCGGCAAGATGATGAGAAATTTGTTTTTGGTAATATATTCGCAAAACCATGGTCCCACTCTCCATATCATATTGGGGATCACCTCTTTGTTGCAAAGACAGAATATTTGCGTAAAGGTTATGATTTTTTATATGATTCTTATACAACCGGCGCAAACTTGTTTAAAAATCCATGGCTAATACAAGGGTTTCCACCAAGACAGACAGCGGAGAATATATTGGCTAAAAGTTTTCTAAATGCAAAAAAAATTACTAACAACTGGGAACTAAAAAGCACCTTTATTGATAATTTTGATATTGTAGATATTAATGAATTGGGCGATTATCAAGCACGTTGGGTGCATGGCGGAAGAACATATTCATCAGACAATAGATTTAATTGGCCCACAAAAAGAAAAGAGGATCTCTAATGATTGTTGATCATGATAATAAATTTATCTTTGTGTGTATTGCAAAGTGCGCCTCGACCTCAATCAGTCGAAGGTTCGGTTACCACATAGACCCGCCTCCTCATAAATACCATATGTTCTTAAAAGACATTGTATATAAGCATCCAGTTGCTAAAGAATATTTTAAGTTTGCTTTTGTTAGAAACCCATATGATCGGGTATACAGTACATATATAAATCTAAAATACGATGGGCACGATTGGGCCACCGAATTGAAGAAGAAAAGAAATTTTAGAGAGTTTATATTAGATTTAAAAAACAGCGAATACTCGCAATATATTCATTTACGACCCCAGTCAGAATATATTAAAATAAATGATGATATCGGTGTTGATTTTGTTGGAAGATTTGAATCGCTACAAGCAGATTTTGCCAAAATAGAAGGCATCATTGGTATTGAAAATAAACCTCTTAAGAAAGAGAGGTGGTCAAGCAGAAGACCAGATGATCCAAGATTTTTCGATCACGAGATGAAGCAGATAATAATCAACTTCTACAAAGAGGATTTTGAAAGGTTTAAATATGAAAAATAAAACAGGGCTTATATTCAGCCACATACACACAAGATCAAATGAAATGTATAAATTTAATATGCTCGAATACGCTATTAAACATTTTGATAATTTTTATGAAGATTTCTTTATTGTACTGTCTGGTCATGGCACGTCCCCGCCAAAAAGAATTTTAGATAAGATTGATGATTTATATTGGGAAAAGGACATTGACAACCAACAAATAGGACGTGGACACCCAAGAATGTGCATAAAGTCATATGAAATATTATTGAAGAATAATATAAATAAATCTGTAAAGTTAAGATACTGTGATATCATAGGTAATGAGAAGTTATTGTATAATTTATTAAATCACCACAAACTAATCCTAACAGAACAGACCTGTATGCAAAAAAATATGATTGGAGACCTTCTGATGTTTGGGAATACAAAGCTGATGCTTGATCTATGGTCTTGCAAACCTTGGGACCACAATAAAAGTGGATTGTATAATTTGTTTGATAACGCAGCACAATTAGACAACAGTGCCAAAGAATATTTAAATAAAAATGCTCATTATATAAGCCCTTCTGCTATTGAATGGTATACTCTTGAAAATAATTGGGACTTCCAAAGTAAAACTAAAGCAGGACCATTCAGCCTGAAACACTTATGGGGTAAAGCAAATGGTTATCCGTATTATGGAGGATTTTAATGTTTTTAATATCACACCGGGGAAACACAACCGGGACAGATCCATACATAGAAAACAAACCAGATGTATTGACTAATTTATCAAACTCTGGATTTCATGTGGAAATTGATGTTTGGCTGATAAATAATGAATTGTTTCTTGGACATGACGAGCCAAAATATAAGGTATCCTTAGAGTTCTTAAAAAATGAAAATTTCTGGTGCCACGCTAAAAACCTAGACGCCCTACAATACATGTTAGATAACAACGTGCACTGTTTCTGGCACCAAACAGATGACTTTACAATAACTAGCGAGGGTTTTATTTGGACTTTTCCAAAAAAACCTGTTACCAAAAATAGTGTTATTGTTTGTCATACCAAAGAAGAGACTGAATATTACTACAATATGGATATCGCCGGAATATGTAGTGACTTTGTTGGAGAATTATAATGAAATTAGTTGTAATAACTGGCTGCTTGGGCCTTATTGGTTCTTATGTAACCAGACAGTGCTTAGAGAAAGGTTGGAAAGTTTATGGCATCGACAAATGCACTTATGCTGCGAATCTAAATTTTTTAGATGAATTTGTGAAACATAAAAACTTTACCTTTGTCAAAAAAGATATCGCCAAGATAAAGTATATACCTGATTGTGACTACATAATCAATATAGCGGCAGAATCACACGTAGGAAACAGCATAATTGAATCAGAAGATTTCATACATTCAAATGTCGTTGGAGTTAAAAATATATTGGATCTAATCAGAAAAAAGCCAAAAAACGTAGACGATCAACCAGTCTTTTTTCACTTCAGTACAGATGAGGTGTATGGTGATATAGCTAATGGTGAGCACGTTGAGACTGACATTCTCAAACCCTCTAACCCGTATTCTGCTTCAAAGGCATCTTCTGATATGTTAATTTTTGCTTGGGCCCGTACTTACAATATAAAATATGTCATATTGAGACCGACAAACAATTATGGTATAGGGCAATATCCTGAAAAACTTATTCCCATTTGTGTAAAACACCTAATGAGAGGGAAAAAAATAAGGTTACACGATAAAGGAGACCCAATACGCAATTGGCTCCACGCAGATGATACAGCATCAGCAGTGGTCAAGATAATTGAATCCGGAACAGTTAATGAAATTTATAATGTTGCAGGCGGATTCGAGCAGAAAAATATAGAAACAGCTAGAAAAATAATAAAGTGTTTTAAAGGAACAGACAAGGATTACATAAACAATTTAAATCTCGAATACAAAAGAGAAGGGCAAGACGTAAGATACGCTCTTAATGATAATAAATTAAGACGTTTAGGTTGGAGCCCAAAAAAGAAATTTGACGAAGAACTTATAAAAATCGTTGAATATTATAAGAATAATTTTAAATGGTAGGAGCTAAAAATGAATTATAAATTATCAAATCAAGCAATTGGAGCCGTAATGATGGCTCTGCAAAAATCCCTGATGGAACAGGCCGATATTGTTCCCGTTCTTCAGGGCTTCAATGTACAAATCGACGACGCCGGACAGTTGGTTGTAATGAATCCGCCTTTAGTCAAAGGAGAGGGATCACCAGTAACCACTACCACTGAAACAAGCCGAGTTGTTACAAGTTAATGCCAAGGTATGTATATCGTTGCCTGTCTTGTGAGGGGCACTTTCAAGTGTGGCATGGAATGAGAGATAGCCAACTCAAGTGTGATCTTTGTAATATAGAAGATCACTTAATTAGGGTACCACAAATTCCATCCATAAAGGAAGTTGCAACTGACAAGCAGGCAACTGGAGATATTACGAACGATTATATCAAACAAAATCAAGAGCTTCTTAAAAATATGAAAAAAGAAGCAAGGAGCCAAATTTATGAAGATTGATTTAACATTCTGGCTTATATTAGCCCTTTTAACGTCCGTGAGTGCTAATTTATTAGCTCTTTATTACATTCGTTCACTATTGGGTAAGCTATTTTTTGTAGGCGAAAATCTGAGCGATTTAGCCCAAATGATAGCAAGTTATAGAAACCACATAAAAACAATATACAGTATGGAAATGTTTTATGGAGACGAGACTCTGGAGCACCTTATGAAGCACACAACTAGCCTTCATGAAGTTTTAGAAGAGTACGAAGACATTTATGAGATAGCAGTACCACCAGATGAAAATCCGGAAGACAAAGTAGAAGAATTAGAAGAAAACCAAGAGGAAAATATAAAAGATGCCACGAAGAAAATCGACCAAGAAAATGTATTTTACGCAGGAACACGAACAAGCAATAATTGATTACACGCAAACAGATTGCAACAAAATAAGAACAGATTTATATGTTAGATGGATACAACCAGCCTTTGACCAGATGGTTGATAAAATTGTCTTTACCTATAAATTTACTACACTGCCAAATGTTGATGAGCTAAGGTGTGAGTGTAAAGTCTGGTTGACAACAATACTAGAGAAATACGACCCAAAGAAAGGTTCAAAGGCCTTTTCTTATTTTAGCGTTATAACCAAGAACTGGTTTATTCATCAAGTAAAGAAGACCACAAAAAGAAACCAAAGAGAAGTCGACTATGAAAAGGCTCTCAATGAAGTTGATCCTTCTAAGATTGTTTGTTTTAATCCTTATCATGAAGACAAGGAAAAAGAAGACTTTTGGCTTAAATTGTGGCTTGAGATGGATGGCTGGGGCACTGATGATATGAAAGATAATGAAAAGAAAGTTTATTTTGCAATCAGGGAGATCCTAGGATCTGTTGAAAAGATTGAGATTTTCAACAAAAAGGCTATATATCTTTACCTTCGTGAAATAACAGGAATGAATACAAAGCAGATTGTATGCCAGCTAAACAAATTCAGAAAAAAATATAGGCTCTTTAAGGACGACTGGGATAAGGGTAAAATTTGATTAATTTCTATTTAGGGTGATATGAGTAAAAAGTTAGATAAATATATTGATGAGGTTCTTGATAACATTCGCAATGATCGTAAAATAACACGTGAATTGCTAGATGATGCAATTAAGTGGCTATCCAAAGATGAATCCAGACACAAAGAGGTTGGCTTGGTTATGTCTAAATACGTTGAAACCTTACAGCGTTCCAATGAACAATTGGTTAAGATTGCTGGAATGGTTTCAAAAGATAAAAACAGCGAAGGTCTTAGTAAGAAAGATATGGAAGACATTTACAATGCAATTTCATCGGAGAGTGATGAGTGAGTTATAAATATAATAAAACAGCAAACGCTTATGATTTGTCGGATTATAAAACAAGACTTCAAATGCAAAATGAAGAGTTAAATGATTTGGTTATCGAAGACAGTTCAGACTTAAAAGAGGGTCCGTATCTTGGATCTATAATATCTTGGCAGGCTGTAAAGACGGATAAGGGAGACAAAATCATAGCAACAATAAGAATACCAGAGCTTCATGGTCATCATATCCCCGCAAACAGGTGTTCAGATGACACAGGTAATGCGAGAAAGTTTTCAAAAAAACAAGATGCAATATTAGCATTTAGCCACACAACTGCTATTTCTACTTTTTTCAGCAGTGAATTACAACAGGCAGGGATGGATATAAATGTACCAAGCACTCTCACCAATATACAGGTTTTAGTTAGCTTTCCGGGGGGAGCACCAAAGCAAGGTGGCAAAACAAGAGGTGCCGAATTTACTTTATTACCAGATGTGAAGTCAAACCAACTATCTAGAAAAGGTAAGGGGTGTTACGAAGCCGGAGGAGGCCTTGGGTTACAAGACGGACTTGTGCCGGGATTTTCAGGTGCCGGCGCATTTGGAACACCGGGTTATGATATGTCACTCTGGACAGCCTATAATTCAGGACCAGATCCAAAACCTGTGCCCGGCATTCTTAACGATGCAGGAAAGCCAGTGTATAGGCTACCACCAAACCCTCCAGTGCCTCCGGACCAAGACATCAGAATCTTACCTCTCTGGGATAATAGTTTGAATAAAAGCACAATGTTTCCTAACTCTTCTTTTATAGGCAACCCTAAAGAGACTTATGTAACTTCTGTAATGGGGTCACGACCTGATCCATTTGGCGGCGCAGCTTTATCGGGACATGGTGGAGTTGATTTTGATGTTGGTCCTCACCTAGGCCCATTATATAGTCTTTTTGCGGGAGACGTTATAGATTCTAGAGGCACATCAATTGATGGATCAAAGGTTGGTGGATTTGGTGCATGGGTTCGTATAAGGAGTAAAGTGACGGCTCTAGATGGCTCATCTCAAACAATTATTGCTGAATATGGACATGTTGGAGGTTCATATGTTAAAGTTGGAGAGACTGTAAGACAAGGTCAAGCAATCGCCGCCCAAGGAAATGAAGGCGGCAGTACAGGGAGTCACCTGCATTTAAATTTAAAAATTCTTGCAAAGGGAAAATACGTTAAACTTAATCCAATGTTAAGCTTAGGGTGGCCAAACAAAAGAGGGTCAATAAAAGAAAAGCATGGATGGAAAATTGATCCAAATTCAGCATCATTATCAACATCTTCAACATCTACCGACCCATAATAAGAGGAAAATATGCCAACAATACCAAAGTTTACTCCTTTTAAAAGGATAAAATATGATGACAACATTGAGGAAATGATTGACCTAGGTGTAGAAGAAGGACTCTTTTGCACAACAGTCAGAGAACCTGTTCCCAATTTTAGAAGAGCCCAGTGCGAAAAGGTGATAACACAGTATACCAAGCCGGGAGAACCAAACAATAACTGCTTTATAGTCTTAGGGAGAGATAGGCCCGATTCTCTTGTTTCTGGTTGTGGTGGCCAAGGGTACACATCATGTGGAATGATTGATTTAGTAGTTGGAAGATGCGCTTTGAATTCTGCTCATGAGATGGCAAAAGGTAAAAAGCCAATCGGAGAAGAAGAAACCGTTAATCCAAATTTCATAACAGACGCCGCAAGGATCTACATAACACAAAAATCCCTGAACATAGACCAATATTTTGGAATGAAAAACACCAAGACACCATCTGGTGTAATTAGCAATAAATCTGCCGTTGGAATAAAAGCAGACAATGTTAGAATTATTGGAAGGGAAACGTTTAGAATTTATTGTGGCGGCGCCTCAAATGTTGAGGGTTTAGGGAAAGATGGAGAAACAAACACGCTAGGTGGAAAGCTATCTAGACCACGGATTGACCTTGTAGCAGGGTCAGAAAACCTATTACAGCCCGCAGTTTTAGGTGATAATTTGATAGAATACTTGGATACCGTCGAAGAGCAACTAAAGAACTTTAATCAAAGCGTACAAACCATAGCAGAAAATTTAATGGCTCTTAATGGCATGATGTCGGTGCTAACATTCGGATCCCCTCCATTTTCAACCAATTTCGCTGGAAATATTGGACAATGGACAGAACAAATATTTGGTTCCATAAACTCTGAATTAAGAAAAATGAATTATTTAGATGATTTGGAGATACTTAAGGGAGCCAAGTCAATCGTAAGCAATTCAGTATTTATAACTTGAGGTAATTATGGCAATAGAAAACAAATCAGAATTTCTTGTTTCTCAGCAAGACATTTGTGAAATAGGACCCAAACAAGAAAAAGAGCCCGATAAGGTCTGCCCAACATGCATACCAGACGAGAATTTTGTGCCCCCTGACTGGTGGACGCTGGATAAGCCCTTTTTAAACAAGAAAACTTGCGAATACTCCATATCAGTTACGATAAATGAAAATGGAGATACATTTACTGTTGGTACTATTGGAGTGGCATCGGAAAGCAACGGATTTCAAGCATTAAAGAGAACTTACGTAAAGCCCGGTATTCGTATGATGTTGGCTTATTATGGTAAAATGATTTCTGACGAAATAATTTGTGCATTACCACCTGAAAATCCCGGAGGTCAATGTGGTACAACTTTTGATGTAAACTTTGATGACTATATAAATTTAGAAGAGCGCCCTGTTGATTTAGGAACAACTACGCTCACATACCACACTGTGCCTACAACTAAAGGAGACAGTCCGCCGGTTGTTGGTGGCAAGGCAACAAATATGGACGCCCTAGAGGTGTATGCAAGAACCCCAGAATTTAGATTTACTACCTTGAGTGACAATGGTATATTACAAGTATTAATAACCGTACCAGCATTTGTCTTAGACAGGGTACCAGACATGCCCGATATACCAGAGGTTGATACTAGTGTCAAGAAGTTAGTTATGAATGTTGAAGAATTCGACACAGCGTTGAAAGAAACGACTTCTGCCTTGGAGGTTTTCTCTAAATACCAGTCACATTTTTTCCAAATGGAGAACGGCAGCTTATTCTTTGCGGAATCAAACAAACAATTTTATTTGTCCTTTGTAATAGGAAGGATGAAAAGATTTAGAAGTGCACTTGAAACTCTTATAGAAAATAATAACTTTAAATATGGAAATGCTCCCTCCTTTGGGCCAAGGGCACACCAAATAGAGATAACTTTTGATAAATCTGATGAAGAAAAGCCATTTAAGATTAAGAGAATTAGAGTTAAAAAGAAAAATTGCCGCTGGAAAAAGATGAAAAAGGGCGGTATCGGACGTTTCATAAGAAAATATAATATGGACCAAACAACGATGGGCTATGTTGCCGTGCTTGATAAAATACACCCAAAGCTTACAGCCAGACAAACTCCAAATTGGTTAGATTTTGTTGTAGAATATACCTTTCCGCAACTAAGCATTGATTTTGGGAGCGCTGAAAAATTTAAAGATCAAAGACCAGATACATGCCTGTCTGATATAAATGCAATTAATGGTGCGGTATTGAAAACTGCATTGAGTTTTTCTAATGCTTTTGCATACCAGTTTAATCAAGCAAACTGCATCTCCATGTATGGAAATGGTTATATTTTCGACCAGACTCCCTCTGATTTCGACCCAGATAAGACAAAAGTATTTAAAACTATACCTAATTTTGGTTTTGACACTGATAAATTTAAGAGGGAAACTTTTAATGGTCGAATAGATTATATGAAATCATACGTTCATGACAAATATAGAAAAGAAAATAGAAAAATGAAAGAAAAATCCCCAATATTTAAGGCCTTGTCCGATTTTAAATTATCTTTTGAGGGGGATGAGGGTGTCGGAGAACACCTGTTGACATTAGCAAGAATGTTTAACCCCTGTTCATTTAAAGATTTTGCTTTGACACTATTAAAATGCTTGTTTCGAGGCATGGACTTAAGCTCTGCTTATTTATCTATTATCAAATCAGTTATGAAAAATGTTGCTGGAGAAGGTCTAGAGGTAATCGTGATGTCCCTACCGGCAGACAAACAGGAGCAAATTAGAAAAGTTGTCGAAAAAGAATTTGGAAACATGCCGGCACCATGGGAACCCGGATGGAAAGCCGGTTCATTAGCAGAACCTCGAACCAACAGGGCAACAGAAGCGAAGGATAAAAGACTGAATGCTGAGAGTGGGCTATCAAAACTACAGGATAGAATTAAACAAATATTTTCAGAATTGAAAAAAGCAAACTTTAAGGCAAATATACAAATATCATTTGCTTCCGAATCTTTTATTAGTTATATATTAGATTATAGCCCAAACGAAAAAAAAGGTTGGTCGGAAACAAAAGGCTCAAACTCAGACGAAAGAGTTGGAGACCTTAACGCTAAAGTCGATGTTTTAAAATTTATAATAAGAGAAACACCCGCCCAAATCGGTGAGTATATCACAAATATAAAAAATTATATACCAGTAGAAGACAGCCCAGCTATCGATGAAATAATACTTTCTAAAATATATGAAAAAGAAAAAAAATTATTAGAAGTATCAAAAGAAATAACAGACATAAAAGCAGAAATAAGAGAACTAAGAGAAATATTAGCTGATAATGAACTTGAACAAGTGGCTCTCGATGAGAACCCCGCAGCAATACAAGAGATCAAAGATCGGATATTCAACCTAGGCTTTCGCCAAGAAGAGAAAGAAGATCAAATGAGAGAGGTAAATCAAGAAATTTCAGATTTAAGATCCGGAGAGTCTCCAGATATTATTGGCGTTATGCAAGATTTATCTAAAGTGGCAATTGCTTCCCTAACTAAAATAGAACAGATGCGTGGAGAGGCACTAAATCTACAGAAGGATTTGGAAGAAACTAGACAATTTGAGAATTGGAGTAACTTATCTGAACAGGAAAGGCAAGCCTTAATATCGGCCGAAGCCAACAAAAACAATTTTGCCAGCCTGAATCCCGGAGACAATTACGAACAGGGCACAATGGGAAAGGCTCTTGGTAATACTCAACAGGCAATTATGAAAGCATATAAAGATGCAATAATGGAAACAGCAGAAATTCAAGAGATAATGAGCGCCATAGACAACTTGCCCGGAATTAAAATTCTAACCAGTATTGTATCAAAATTTAAATGCCCAAGAACTCATTTTATATTTCCACCAATTGACAGCTTCTTGAGCACACTAACTTTAGACCCTTGCAATTGGGAAAAGCCAGATCTAGCACTACCAGCGCTAAAACAGTTTCCAAAGTTTAGCTGGAGCAATATGCTCGATAACCTTGTCAAGGCGTTCATAGCAGCTTTAAAAATAACATTTAAGCAGGCAATGGCTGCTTTGTTTGCCAAACTAGCTCAACTGATTGATGCATCTTTGTGTAAATTATTAGGTGGCCAATTACCTACAACCGTTAGTCTAATGGACCTTCTTGGAAGGGAAGATTGCAAAGAGTCAGATATTCTAAGAGCAGCCGGTATGGCCCCTGAAGGTCGACCCCCCTTGCCTGAAGAGGAATATGGCAAATTAGCCAAGACAATTTCAAACGCAGGAACTGATGTACAAATGAAACGTGCCCTAACAGGCAACCCGGACAGCGAATATTTGAAAAGTATAGCAGAGTCGGTTAGCGCCAATTCGCCAGCATTTGCTGATTTACTATCAAATGCAGATGCTGTTGGGGAATTTTTTCAAATGGCATCTGGGCTATTAACTGCCGATCAGCTAGATGCAATGGACAATCAAGTCGATTCAGTTGTATACATAGAATCACCAACGAGCAAATGTTTGGAAAATTCAGAAATGATAGCACTAAATGAAGCGACAGATGAAGCATTATCTTCTTTGCCTCAGGACGTTTTAGACGACTATAAGCAGCAAGAGAAAGACCGATCAGAGGATAATGTAGAGCAAGTTCTGGATATGGTGTTGAATGGCCCCGATTCCGTTTTAGGTGATATTATAGATCAGGCGTTATCACCAACCACCGATCCGGATTGTGTAGACAATATTAATAGTGTTGGTGCTGTATTGAAAAAAGCAAGAGAGACTGAATCTTTTAAGAATGTAAAGGCAGGAATATTCAAGAGAGTACAGAAAGCGTTTATGGATGACATGGTTGATTGGAATCTTTGGGAGCCATTTGATGGTCCCGGAATTTTAGGACAGATATTAGCAGATAAAAAAGGAGGTTCCTTAAACTATTATAATTGGTATAGAAATGTTCGGTCATCTCTGGGCCCTCTTGCATTCATATTCCCAGAAAGTGCAGATCTGCCAAATACTGTTGCTATAGAAATGAGAAACCAGTTTCTGGCCCAGACAGAAGAGTGGGACAAAGATAAAACCCCAAAGATGAATTTAACTTTTACTGGAGATTACGAAGATGGACTTTTTGAAACCAAAATAAAGGTATATGATGGGGGTGAGGACTCCTTTGCACATAAAATCAGAATAGTAACGCCAGAATTTCCTGATTATAATATTGAAGTAATGGAAAGTGTTGAAGAAGTGCACATGAAAATGCTCAACGATCTGGATCCGTATATTGAAGCGGGCGGTAGATATAGAGCAAAGATAATGAGAGCAATGTTGGAAAAGTCTTGGTCGTTATTTGGAGAAAGTAAAATGACCCTAGATGATGCCGAAGATGCAATATCAATTATAAATAAAATAATGTTTGATAAGGTACTAAAGTTGTTAGTATCAGATTCAAGCGGACAGCCTTCCCAAGGCTTTCTTTATGGCTACAACGCTGTCGAGATATCAGCAGCCGATCTTACTTATGTAAACCCTGAGTCAGGAGCTACGGAATACACTTATGAAGAATCAGCAAAAGTCTTAGGTAGAAGTTTAACCAACAACCCCAGAGTGATGTTTTTAGACCCTGCTCAACACGGGGGATCCTATTCTGCTCCGTTTTATAATATATTAGCAGAGGAAAAGCAAGGATGGTCCCAATTTGCAAAAGTCATTGTATCCAACATTAAAGGGTGTAAGGATGTCCAAAGTAATTTTATGTTTTTTCAAGACATCATGGATAAGATGGGCGAAGATGAGTCTTCAATAAAACCAGACGAAAGACTACAACTAGCACCTGATTGTGTTATTGAAAAACCTTTTGACAAAATAGCTAATCCGTCAACGCTATCCACTATAGGCGGCGTTGTAACAGCGATAATCCGAATGCACGTTGTTGATTATATGTTAAGGACCTTTCCAATCAATGCTAATGTCGACATGAATTTTAAAAGAAATCATAGTAAAATGATCTCTAGATTAATTGTTAGAAAGCTAGAAGAGAGTTTGTCAAACCAGTTTTCTTTATTTGCCTCGACATATGAAGGCGGAGTATATTGGTATTTGTTTGTAGAACAGGCCATGCAACTATTAAAGAGAAAAATGGACAGCGGAGAAATAGAATCTGATAGCCAACTCGATGACATAATGAATGCATTAAACGAAATACAGAAAACTTATGTTAGCCCAACCTATGCGGATGTCTTTGGTGATTTTAAAAATGATGGTGTTGTAGACAGGGTATCAATTGGCGGATTAATAGCTGCTGGTGGATTATTAGCGGCCCCAGCTTTTGTGGGAATTGGTGCCACAGCAATCGCCCTATCCTCAGCATTTACATTAAATCAGTTAAGGTTTGCAGCAAAGCTAGGAGCTATTCATGATGTAATGGGAGAATGCATGGAAGGATTATCATATTTGGTAGAAGAACAACTAAATTTCTATTCAGATATGCTATCAGAAGTCATTCAGCCAAGGCCTTATATATATGACATATCAAAATTCTTAATTGGATCATCTAACATAATGATGAAGGGCAATATAAGGGCCGGTGAAGTAGAAGTAGAGGCACCTACGGGAGGAAAATCAAATTTTGACTACGGATCAATACCAGATTGTGTAAACAGTGTAAACAGTCAGCACCCTCTAGATGGAATTGAAATTGACGCTAATGAATTAAACGAAAATGGGGGTCTCTTTTTAGAAAAATATCTAAGAATAGAAGACAAAAAAGTATCACCGCAGACCATAGCAGCACAAAGAATACAATTAAATAGGTCTTTTTTGGACAACCGAGATAATAATCTTAAAGGTGTGGTAAACATTGCTAAATTTAAAGAATTTTTATCCACAAATGCATCTAACATCCCAGTGGATGCTAATGTTTCTGATTTTTTTGGAAATGCAAAATTGAAGTTATTAGAGGATGGGTATGATGGAAGCATAGGTGTTAAATTTGGAGTTAGGCTTTGTATGGTAATGCCTCGCAATTTTGAACCTCTTAAATCAATTACTCAAGAAATTATGCAAAAAGCAAATCAAGAAAAGAGCTATGTATTTAAATATCCCCCAACAGTATCATCAAAGTATGTTTTTCCTATTTGTTCATTCGAGCGAGACATACCAGATAACAAATTGGCCTCATATATTGATTCGGATAGTAATTTTAATCAAGATCTAAAGTGTTATGTTGATTTGATGTGTGAAACTCCAGAATTTAAACTATTGTTTGATCATATCACTAGTGCAAAAAGGATACCATCCATTGCGTGTATCTATTCTTATTTAAATTTTTATTCTTCGCTGGGTAGAGATCCCGATGAAAGAGAAGACGAAGATGATAACAAGCCTGTAAGATTAGAAAATCTTTTTAATGATACGAAGGATGAGTTGAGAAAGTTATTTGTATCAAATTACAAAAGAAAAGACTTCGACCCAGACAACGAAGAAGAGAAAAGTGGAGGCTTTGTCGAGAACTTAACAAAAGATATCTTATCAAAAACAGTTAATAACATATTTATAGGCGCTGATGTGCCATGGTGGATGAAATCAAAATTCAAAAGAAAAGAAACTGATGAAGACGGAAAGCCCTGTGGGAATCAGTTCAGCGGACTAGTTAACATAGCAGGAGAATAATGATGTCTAATGTAAACTATACCGTAAAATTTCCTTTGGAACAGGGCGGGGCGAAAACTGAAACTTTTGAAACCCTAGGGGAAGATGAAATTGTAGATGTTATAAATTTTAACATTAAAAGTACTATCTTAACACACCCGGGAGAAAGACGCAGTGACCCAGATTTTGGCTGTGCAGCAAAAACATTCTTATTTTCATACAATTCCGGGCAACTACAAGATTTTGAACAATTAGAAAGCAATATAATAAATGGCATTAACGAATATGTTCCGTATATTATTATTGATAATACACTGGTCACCACCACAGAAGACAGCCCAAATGCCATAAAAATCGTAATACAATATACAATACCTAATATTAAAAAGCATGCTAGATTCGATTTGATTATTAGCGAATAGTTAAAATCTCTTCTAAATCTATTTATATTTGATTGTTGGAGATTAAAAAAGAAATGCCAAAAAGTAAAAACATAACAATAAAATACACTAGCAGAGAATTCGAAACGATTAAGGATGATCTGGTTGAACACGCCAAAAGGTTTTATCCGGAAAATTATAGAGACTTTACAACTCCTTCTTTCGGTTCGATGGTGCTGGATAGTGTCTCATATGTTGGAGATATATTATCATATTATTTAGACTATGCTGTTAATGAATCGTTCCTAGATACTGCTGTAGAGTTTAATAATATTAGAAAACATGCCCGTGCCTTGGGGTATAAATTTAGAGGCATACCGTCTTCATATGGGGTTATAGCATTCTTTATATTATGTCCATCAAATGCAGCCGGAACAGCACCAGATTTGGACTACTTGCCAACTCTCAAGAGGGGGACAACTGTTAGCAGCAATTCTGGTGGTAATTATATTTTAACCGAGGACGTTGTCTTTGATAATGCGAATACTCAATTCGTAGCAGCTAGATTCGATTCAACGACAGGTGCCACAACATATTTTGCTTGTAAGGCATATGGCCAAGTACAATCTGGTGTCTACGCAGTAGTTGAAATGGATCTTAAAGATGAGGTCTTTGAGAGATTTAGAAGAGTAAGAGTGGGAGATGATAATATCACAGAGGTTTTTTCTGTTACTGATTCTGAAGGCAATAAATATTATGAGGTCGACAATCTATCTCAAGAGGTTGTTTTTGTAGAGACGACAAATAAAGACGCTGTTGCAGATGGAGTCAGATCCATTCTAAAGCCCTTTGTAACAACAAGAAAATTCACAATCTATCAAGATGATTCCGGAACCTACTTACAGTTTGGGTTTGGGTCTCAAGACGATGATTCAAGTGGGATTATAGACCCTTCAAAAGTTGCTCTAAAAATGCATGGTAAAAATACTATAAGTGATCTATCTTTTGATCCAACAAAATTAATTTCTACGAACAAATTGGGAATCTCCCCTTATAATACAAAATTAAGAGTTGTTATAAGAATGAATGAGGGAGGTAAAACAGCCGCAGCATCAAACTCTGTTCAGGTTGTTACCAACTCCTTAATTGAATTTAAAGATGAAACGGTCCTTACATCAAATTTAAGAGGATCAGTAGTTAATTCTCTCGAATGTATAAACGAAGAACCAATTGTGTCAAACTCTCAAGACGTTTCGAATCAAGAGTTGAAAGAGAGAGCCAAGGCATATTATGCTGCACAGAACAGGGCAGTGACAAAACAAGATTATGAATCACTGGTTTATCAAATGCCAACTAAGTTTGGCGGTGTATCAAGGGCTAATATTGTTAACGACCCATCCAGTACCAACCGAGAGATAAGTATGTATGTGGTTTCTGTGGATAACGATGGAAAGCTAGCAAAGACCCATCAGATTACAAAAAACAATATTAAGAACTATTTGACCCATTATATACCTATTAATGACTCTGTTACAATAAAAGATGTTTTTATAGTCAATATCGGAATAGAATTTACTGTTGTCAATGACAAAAATTACGATTCCCAAAGTGTGCTATTCGATTGCCAAGATGCTGTTAAGAATTATTTTGGTGACATAATGTATATTGGGGAGCCACTATATTTAACAAGGATTTACGAAGTGCTAAACAACGTAGAGGGTGTGCAAGACGTTAAAAGGGTTCACATTTTTAATAAAACAGGAAACCAATACAGCGCTATTAATTATAATGTACAAGTAGGCCTCAGCCGGGATGGATCTTATTACAAAGTTCCTAAGAATATAATCCTTGAGATAAAATATCCCAACCTAGACATAAAAGGAGCGGTAAAATAATGGCAATCAAAAGATATATAGCAAACGCTGACAACACTATAACAAATGCTTACAAAGAAGACTTCAATACAAGAGGTACCGGGTCCAACATGGGTCAGGCTGACATTTTAGAAGTGTTTTCCCTATACGCCCAAAGAGACTCTGGTTCAGCAGAACTTTCCAGAGTATTATTAAAGTTCCCAATCACGGATATATCATCTAGCAGACAAGAGGGAACAATACCAGCATCGGGAAGTGTGTCATTTTACTTAAAAATGTATAATGCAGAGCATACAAGGACTTTGCCAAGGGATTTCTATTTGACTGTTGCTGCTGTTTCTAGTTCAATTTCTTCATCGTGGGAAGAAGGAGTCGGTATGGATATGGAAAATTATACTGACCTAACTTACGATAAAATAGGATCGAACTGGGTTAACATAGCTGGGTCAACTGGCTGGGCAGCAGAAGGTGGCGATTGGTATACTGATAACATTTCATATTACACAACTAGATTCGAAAATGGTGATGAGGATTTAGAATTAGATGTGACAACTGTGGTTGAACAATGGATCAACACGCAAGGTAATACAATCGGAAAGAAAGACGACCATGGATTTATCATAAAACTTAGTGCTAGTTACGAAGCTTCAAGTTCAATAAACCTAACAGGCGCAGCAAAATCATATTATACCAAAAAGTTCTTTGCTAGGTCTTCTGAATTCTTTTTTGAGAGGCCAAAAATTGAAGCACGTTGGGACTCCTCGATACGAGACAACAGGGGCAACTTTCACTTTAAAAGCTCAACTCTGACAACTGCTGATAACTTAAACACTCTATATTTATACAATTATTTTAAAGGAGCTTTGAAAGATATAGCGGGATCGGATTCCGCTGTACCAACAATGAAACTTTATTATGGATCAGGTTCTGTCCCAGAAGGTAATTCTAGGAGTTTTGAAAACTCCAGCAACAGCACTGTATCCTCATTGAATGCCTCAAGAGTATCAAAAGGAATATACAAAATTCAGTTTTCGACAGCTAGTAGTGCAGTTGTTGATACGTATCCTTATTTATTTGATGTCTGGAGTTACTCTGGAGCAGAAATATTTACAGGTTCTATGATAACTCCCAAAACTCATAGCTTTTCGGATTTCAACCCCAATCCTAAATACGTAGTGACAATGCCAAATCTAAAAACCTCATACCCAGACAGCGGAACAGAAAGGTTTAGGCTGTATGCAAGATACAAAAACTGGAGTCCTAGTATTTATACAAAGGCGCAAACAACTCCTGACGCCTTGTTGATAGAGAGCGCATCGTATAAAATTAAAAGATTGATAGACGATAAAGTAGTTGTTTCTTATGGCACTTCATCAACCAATCACACTGTCCTATCATATGATGTATCGGGAAACTATTTTGATTTGGATATGTCCATGCTAGAACAGGGATACACCTATGGAATTTCATATTCTTTTTATGAAGAATCAATTGGGTCCTATGTTGAACAACCATACATCTTTAAAATCAGAGTAGACAAGAATGAGTATTAAAAATTTATTTAAAAACAAAATAAGCAGTTTTGAGAATGCTGCCACTGGTAGTGCAAAAGTAGAATCAAAAGACTTAATATTATCAACAGTCAAGAAGGATGATCAATATATCCCAAATATTGATTTTTCATCTGCTTCTAATTTCGCCAAATTTGGTTCCGCTGAGTTATACTACGAAACTTCAATTAAGAGAGTATACAATGATTATCCGTATGATGGCTCTCGTAATGAAAAATTGTTGTTTGAATTATCATCTTCATTTTTGGATCGATGGATATTCAATAACAAATACCCCAAATCAACTGGTTATGCAAATTTTTCATACGGCAGTTGGGGCGCCCTCAACGGTTCAAAAACAGCCGATGGGTATGGTTTACCTTCATCAGTTGAGTATTTATATGCACGTGGTGGTATGCACACTGCTTCGGCTGGTATGAAAAACAAACCTTTATGGAAAACATTCGCAGATTCGGTGGTGTACGACTCAGATAAAAATCGCACAACAACCTTTAAAGTAAACCTCGATAAAGGAATCACAGTTGAATTCTGGCTGAAGAAGGACGCATTCGATATCTCGAAAACAGAAAAAGAAGTAGTTCTTGATTTGTGGAACGGAGAAGCTACCTCATCAGCAAATTACGGACGATTTACAATAGAACTATCAGGAACGGGCGTTGCCCAGTCTGGCGCTGACACATTTAGGCTTTCTCTGCAATCGGGCACAGATGGCTTTTTTAACGAGGCTATTGGTTCGACCACTGTTACCACCTCTTCGCTCGGAAACTGGAAGCATTATGCCTTATCGTTCGTTTCTGGGGCATCTGGTGTAACGTCTAGGTTATATGTCGATGGTGCCCTTGATAATCAAAAAATTCTGGGCTCTAAAGGCCTTGGGTCAATCACTGGATTATTTAATGGTTATCTGGGAGCATTACAGACTTCTCCTTCCGCATCCTCTGCTGCACAATATGCCGGCAAGCTAAGTGCTAGTTTGGATGAATTCAGATTCTGGAATACACGGAGAACAGACAAACAAATTTATAATAACTGGCATCGTAATGTGGGCGGAGGTACAAACACCGATGATGCTAATGTTAATTTGGGCCTTTATTTTAAATTTAACGAGGGTATAATCGGAGATGCTTCATATGATTCGGTTGTTCTTGACTATTCAGGAAGGATTGCAAACGGAACTTGGTATGGATACCAAGCAGGATCTAGAAACACAGGGTCCGCCTTTCATTCTTCATCACATACGATAGTGGAAGCAGCAGATCCAATTATTAGAAGTAACCATCCAGAAGTTGTGTCCTTGCTAGCAGAGCTAAAAACAAGCGGTTCGAGTTGGGACACAAAAAATACAACAAATCTATATTTTAAAACTGTGCCGGAATGGATCAAGGATGAGGATATGGACGAAGGAGGTAGCAATTTAAGATACATATATCAAATTATGTCAAGCTACTTTGATACGCTATATACCCAGACAACTTCTCTAACTTCTTTGAGAGACACAGTGTACCCACTTAAGCAGGGAAAAGCTATTCCGTTTGCAAAGAAACTGCTAGAAAACAAAGGGTTTATTACTAATGATATACTGCTAAATTCAGATCTTTTGGAAAAGATCGAAGGCATAGACAACCAGAAAGTTCATTTTGAGAAAGATATAGCAGAGGTAAAAAATCTCATATATACCAATCTTTATAATAATCTAGCTTCGATATTTAAATCTAAAGGAAATGAAAAGTCAATCAGGAACACCTTGAGGTGCTTTGGTATTGATGATGAGCTAATAAAAATGAATGTATACACTGATGGTGGAATGCATTATTTTTCTGACAAATACAGACAAACTTCTTTGATGAAAAAATATGTTAACTTTTTTGATGTTAATCGGTTTAATGCGACAATATATCAAACTGCGTCTGTTAATAATTCACTGACATTCATAACAGGGTCGGATGCATCTCAAAAAGAAATAAATTCTGCATTCACAGCCGAAGTGGCAACAATTTTTCCACAAAGTCTTAGTGTATTTGAAAAAAATAGCTTTAAAATTCCATTTAAGAAGTCATCTATTTTTGGTATGCATGAGGCATCCGCAGTCCCCGGAGATTATACTTGGGAGGCAACTGATGTAGCTAATTTTCAAGTATCAGCCGAAAGAGATAAGTTAGATTCAAGTAGGGCCAAATTTATTTTGGAGACGTATGATGGAAGAACAATTCTAACGTCGAGCTACTACCCAGAAGTGTACTCAAATCAGTCTTGGAATTTTGCAGTAAGAGTAAAACCAGAAAAATATCCTTTCCAAGGGAATGTCGTTCAAACAGTAAGCCCGACTTACAAAATAGAGTTTTATGGTGTAAATCACGCATTTGGAACCGTACAGAGTGAGTTTTCTCTGTCGGCTAGTCTCGATAACGCTAGTGGTTCTGCATTCTTGACAAAATCAAAAAGATTTTATGTTGGAGCACATAGAACAAACTTTACCGGCACTGTCGTAGCTCAAAGTGATATCAAGGTGGGAGGTTTTAAATATTATATAGATTACCTATCAGACTCTACAATTAGAAAACACAACATGGACCCAACTAGTTTTGGAATGGACAGCATACATAAGTCCTCAACCATGTTTAATGTTGACATGGGCAATAAATCCATACCAGCCGCAGACCTAGTGGCAATAAATTGGGATTTTGAAACAGTCACCACATCAGATGCTAGCGGGGAATTTATTGTTGATGATATTTCAAGCGGTTCTGTTTCAACTAGATATGGATGGATTGATAATGTATCAATGGTTGAAAACAGAGGAGAGGGTTTTGGCTTCCCCGTCTCAAGCACTGCGGTTCTAAGAAACGAGGTCATCTATTCAAACAAGAAACAACAACCAGAAATAAGCTTCAATGCAGATAAAGTCAAAATTGAAAATGAAGAGACTCGTAATTTTGTTAAAGACGAAGATATAAGTGACAATTTCTATTCCTTAGAGAAGAGTATGTCACAAATTGTATCTGATGAAATGTTAAAGATGATTTCTTCAATTGTAGAATTTAACGATTTAATCGGTAAGGCAGTATACAGATATAGAGAAGGTTATAAAAATTTAGACTTACTTAGGAGATTGTTTTATGAAAAAGTAGAAGAAGACCCTGATTTCGATAAATTCACAAGATATTACAAATGGATTGACTCTTCCGTCTCCAGTATGACATCACAACTATTTCCAATCTCAGCAAGACACTCAGGTCAGATATACGATGTTGTCGAGAGTCACATCTTTGAGAGAAGTAAATATAAAAATAAATTTCCAACATTGAAAACATTCACAGCCACTGAATCTCCAATTAAAGGTAGTTCAGAAATACGATATAATTGGAAATTCGGACATGCCCCTGTTGACGGGGATGCAAATAACAATCAAGTTTGGCAAAAGTTACGGAAAGAAAGATCTGATATAACTGAAAGAGAAGAATTAAGAAAGGTCATAATAACAGAAAACACGGGTAGCCATATAGATCTTGCTAAATCAGACTTGACAACGTATCAGGGATCTACCTTTGCTTTGCGTCGACTATCCAGACCTTATAGGATTTCTCAAGAACTTGAGCCTCCCCTGCGTGGCGGTATTAATTATCCGCCTAAAAAGGACCGAGATAACATTTACCACCTAGTCCAGAGACACGGCCCAAAAGGTAACTACGGCCAACCACTGAACGTTGTAGTTGCTGGTCCGGGAACCGGCAATGGTATTAACTCGCAACAAGTGACCGATACAATAGACCCAAACCTCAAGAAAAGAGTCAGGTTAGATGTGTTTGCGGGAAGATATTCGGATGAAGGCGAAGTACCCGGCCCTAAAAACACCGATAGTACATATTCCTATAGGGTGACCGAGCTTGGCCTACCAGTTACAATAATGTCACAATCGCTTAATAGCGGATACAACACGGATGTTGTGAATCAATTTGATTCTGCTTCTGTTATTACAAATATACATTCCGATACAACGTCACCTACAAACCATATACCGATGCAGGGCCCTTTTGCTGAAACTTGGGTTGGCGGGCATCAACATCGACATGCCCCAATCAACAGGTATGACACGACTCTGGTTGATGACGATACAGGAACAGCCCCTCTTAATAATTTAGATAACAAATACACCAGAGCAGAAGGTTGGATGTTGAAACTGGGAGACAAATACACTCCTTTGGATGGCGCTCTAGGCATTGTTGGTCCCGATTATGGTGGTCCATACCCTGATCCTGCACGTAAGGCTGCTGTTTTCTATCGTGAAGAGCGAGCTAAACGCCCCGTTAACATAAAAAATATTCAGTATACAACAGGGAGTAAAAATCTTGGTAACTTCAAAGAAAATTACGAAGTAATTACTGCCGGCGGTAAACAGCAGAATAACCTTCATTTTAGAAAAAACCCTGAACAATCAAATTACCTTCCGTCTCCAATTGCCGCTATACTGCCGGAGACTACACACCCGATGTCATTATTCGGTCAGGCGCCGTTTGTCTCTGGTAACGTTTTTGGGACGCACTACAACAACAGACAGCCGGATGGCAACTTAACAGTTAAAGAGCCCGCACCGGGAGTACGTGCTAGCGGTAGCTTAAAAATAATTGGTTTTGAAAACATCATTTCAGGACACGTATTGCAAGCAACTGGTAGTACCAACAGAGAATTAATTGTTGGCAACTCCTCAGATACCTCTTCCAAATTCTACTTTACAGGATCAACTGATACCGGGTTGTTCAATGAATTTACTGCCTCTTTCTTATCCGCTTTTCCATCGCAATATTCAATCACTTACGCAACCTCATCTGCAACATACAGCATGGGTCTTCAAGCAAATCACCCCGCCGCTGGGCAAAGAGTGTTAAGTGGTTCCTTGCAAAGCGTCAACGCAGATGACTTCACGGCATATGTTAGCATAAAACCAACTACTGCTTCGGTCGGACAACAATATACTATTTTTAATCTTACTTCATCACAGTCAATCTCATCAAGCCCAACAGATTGCACCCATCAGCTTTACATATCAGGAACAGATAGGTTAATATTTGAAATGAAATTTAAAGGGGGCTCTGGTACATCTAGAGCACGAAAGTGGGAATATAATGGTTTTCCGGCAACTTATCATAACAAATGGACAAATATTATATTAACATATAACTCATCCTCAGCCGCTGGTACTGTGAATTTGTTTATTAATGGGGTAGCGACATCGTGGAATACCGTAGGTAGTTTTCCGATATCTCCAACTTCTGAGGCTTTTACACTAGTGGACCCAGAAGGGGCATTTGTGTTGAATGAAACATTAACGTCAAACAGATACTTTAGAGGAGCCATCAGTGAATTTCTATGGTGGAATGCTGCGGCAACAACATCTCAAGTTGAATCAATATACAATTGTGGCATTGCGCCAACATCTAAAAATGACTCGTTCTTGTTAGATCCTAGTGCACTAGGGTTCTTTTATACTTTTGGAGACTTCGGCGGTGATGGAGCCAACTACGGAAATAGAATAACCAATATAGCCGGCGACGGTGCTGTAAATTCACTAAATGTTCACGAGGACGATGCCTCTAGATTTACTTTTGTGACCAGCAGTATTCCCTTGACAGCAAGCCAAGCAGAGTTTGCGATAACGGCTAGCCAAAATGGGTCTGCTTATAATATTAATTTTGTTTCAAGCAAATGTTCTTTTGTATTGAATAGTGATGATGTGAGCGGTGGCATTGATGATGATCCCGGCGATGTAAGAAGAGCACACGATGTCGTGAATGCCAATGTGACATCCTCAGCAACAAGAACAATTATTTCTTCTCGATTTTCTGCTCCCGGCGGGATTGAAACATCCCCAGCCTATTTAGATGTGTATTCAAGAGAATACTCGGTCTACAACTCTCTGAACTATCGTAACTTAACGGTCAGAAGTTCTGGATCGGGAGAAAGCTCAACAATTCGTCTCAATAGCGACGCAGGGCGAAGAGAGGGCCAAAGAACTTTATTATCTAGACATAGTGGCAAATTTGGAGTTGACTCACAGTTTGGTGTGGTTATATCATCCGGATACGAAGCGGAAGCGTCAACAAACAAGATGCACCGTAATGTTGGAAGAAAACCAACTGACACATCAACAATACCTGCTCCTGTGTTCAACGAAGATCATAACAACGCACACATGAGTTCCTTGTTGCCACGCTCTGACTTTCAATATTCTTGGGTAACTTCTTCGTTGGGAAGTAATTATTCATATAAGAGCGGAAAGCAAAGAATTTATGGATACGCAGACGCAGATGGCATGTTGAGTTCTTCGGTAGATATAGGTGGTGAAAGTGGCCATGTTGCAGCGATAAACTTTCCAACCGCATCAGAGATTTTTGGAGTATAGAATGGCGAATTATTATTTAGACTTTGTTGGATTGAACACTTTTATTTATGAACCTGTTGGGTACGAATTTTGTAGACTGGACAATGGCACCGGAGTTTTAGTTGAAAAACACTCGGAAGCGGGAACTGGATACCCTTTAGAACCCGGAATAAACAATATTGGCTGGAATGATACCTCTTATACTGGCGCCGGTGGTTCTATTGCTGCGATAGTAAACTCTAAACTGTGCCCCGATCAGCCAACAATAGGAACATTCCACGCAGGACTACAGAATTATAAAAACGTTATTTTTCCTCATTGGCTTCCCGACCCTAGAACCGGTGTTACTCCGGCTGCTGGTTTTGAACATAGAGCCACGGCTTCTTTTTTCCCGGCCCTTATGTTACATCGTAATGGTCCCTATGGCCACCCAACATGGAAACAAATAAGAGTAGGACAAAGTCCTCTCATAAGAAAACAAGTGAAGCACAACATTTTCACACATGTCGAAGAGCCCGGGCCATCAATCCAGATCGAAGGATCACAAATAAATCAAAGGTACGGAGATCTCAAACTGTTTATTGAGGCACCCGTCATATCTCGCTATAAGCCTTTAAAAGTTCTGGCATCCGCAGATGGCAAGATGGAACTAGAAATCAGAACATCAATGGGTAACAGTGTTTGTCACTTTAATAACATAGATTTGGACAAATATTACAACTTTGACAATTGTGCAAACCCAGAATACAAACAAATCACAAAGATGTATTTGAAAGGCGCCCTAGAGGATTCTAATTCTCCAATCAACTCATTCAGTATGGTTGAGTATGCGGAGACTATTTATCCTACCCAAGTGTATACTAATAAAAGCTACACAAGGCAAAGAACAACCTTCTCTTTCAATTGGAGACATAATTATCCGGACAGGAAACGTGACAGTGCAGATAATGGCTTTGGAAACACGGTCAAAGATAGTATATGGCCACTTGATTACGACAAGACTCAAGGCGAAACTGGCACCGATAACAGGTTCACTGCTCATTATGGCTATGATCATCGTAAACATCATGGAATTTTGCAAAATAATTATAATCAATGTGGTGATATGCCCGGTACTTTTTCGAAAAGCGACCTGAATGATATCTATAAGCCAGCCCCTATATACGCAAGAAAACACACTTTGACTCCGTCAGAATCTTGTGTATCCCCGAACGGAATGCAAATTGAGGACATAACCTATGGCACAAAGGCAAACCTGCACCAAACACAAGACATACCGTCAGGTGAGGCTTTGTGGCAAGCAGCAGAGCAATCTGGTAAAACTCCTTTTTATGATTCTTACGATGCCTTTGCCCAAGGTGTTAGACAAAAAGGCAAAGGTTATACAATCATACCCGAATTCAGAATTAGTAATCACATCCCAACAATAGTTGCTGAAGGAGTTGAAAAAAAGTTTTCCAATATGTTCGAGATGGTTGGTGGTCTGTCGAGCGCCAATGGCAGCGATGAAGACAACTTTTATAAAATCTACTCAACTAGTGAATTTTTGAAGCATTTCGATTTGATTAAAGACGACCATAAAGAATTTGTGGATCCAATGAAGATTACATTAAAATGTAAAGCAATCAAGAAATTTTTACCATACAATGGATTTTATCCATGCCAAAGAACTGTAGACCTAGCAGAACAATTTTACGCCTCTTATAGCGGATCAATTACCGGCCACAATGCCGGTGGATCGTTCAACCCATTCGCAAGTAACGTAGAACATGCCAAACAAAACATCCTAAATCCTTTATTTGCTCCGGGTGTGCTGTTTAATGCAATAAAATCTGGAGTGGCTTGTGATTATCCTGTGGTAACGAGTTCAAATGATTCCCATTTTATCAATTACTTAAATTCTAATAATTATCTATTGCAGCCTACTTCGGGCGCCGTTGCTCATTTTGGTCATGCTGATGTGCTGTTTCCAAGAAGAATTCCGTTTAAGGCCCTAGTGGAGCCCGAAAGATTCCTTTCAAATAGAAAGTTTTTCTGTCAGGAGCCTCACGCTGAATCAAATACAAAAATCAGCGCTTTTTGGGATGGCTCTGGCGATAATTTATACAAAATGATGGCACACAATTTTTTAGCGGAAGTCCCAAACTTCTTCCTACAGGGATCACAATTTTCTACTATATATTCATTACCCTCAGATCATGAAAACGTTGGCAACGCAGTCAAGGATGCGACTTACTCAATGAGGGTTAAGATGTATAAAACTGCCCAGACCCCTCTCCAACCTGTAAGGTCTGGGTCCTCTGGTGTTGACTTTTTTATGGTGCCACAATATGCTAATGGTATTCATGAAAACTTCACAATGTATTCTAGACCAACAGCATTTGGTCCCCCAAGTTTTATTACCTCTTCGGTGTGGCCCGGCCATCCCGGATATGGAAATGATTCTCGTAATGGTGAAAACTACCCATTCACGCCGCCATACTACTATGGACAAGGGTGGGCTGATATTAAGTTTACACCAGACGAGACAAAAAAATACACAATTGGAGAAATAATTAGAGAATCAAGTGTAACGTACTGGAGATATGTTGATAAAACTTCTGGTGGTAAAACAGCCATAGCGGATTCGTTTCCGTATTTAGAATCACAAATTATCAATGAGCTTTACAATAGAGATGCGATGCAACTGTCAGCCTCTGTTAACCTTTTCACACAAGGAGAATTAAAGTCGGTTGATCTCTTAGACGATTCAACATCTGAGAAAGTTAACATTGCTGTTGATGTATCAAGCGGAGAAAAATCTAGATGGGTAATCCAAACAAAGTTTGAAACTCCGATGTTAAACTTTAATCACTATTCCGGATCAGACACTGTATACCAGCCAACAAAAGGCGCTAGATCTGTACCAAGAGGTATGTGGCACCAATATGGTAGAATCGAAGACTCACCAGAAAAGGGGATCTTTTTGCAAGTAACAGACATACCATCAAGTTTTCAAGAACATGTGAGCGGGTCTATTACTGAATTCTCCTTAAAAGACCTTTGTGGTTTTAAAGACGAGCCAAAGCGCTTAGGGCACGTTGCTTCAGCTAAAATAATCAGAGAGGCAGTTGTTGCCATACCCTTTATTGAAGAAAATAATCAGCGCAAATTTTTTAAAATAGATTCTAATTCAATTAGAATGGCCATCGAAGCCAGATCAGTGGCAGAGGGTGTAGTGAGTAGTGCAATTTTGGATATGGTAGACAAGATGCAAAGATTTGTTATACCCCCTTCGCTCGATTTCGTGAATGTCAAAGAGGTCGAGCCGTTTGCAATGTACATTTTCGAATTTACACACAAGCTATCACAACAAGATCTAGCCGATATTTGGCAGAACTTGCCTCCATCGATTGGAACTGAATTTGAAGAATCCGAGGTGTCGTTGTCGCATCCCCTTTTGGCCCACGAACTATTAGGTGGTGGAAAGGTGATTAAAGAAGGCAAGATAGAAAAAGGAGAACCATTACCAGAGAAAATCAGATGGATGGTATTTAAGGCCAAACAGAGAGCGCAAACCAATTATTACAATAAAGTTGTCGGCGAGTTGGATAATTCAGTGCAACAAGCGTTCCAAGCAGCCAGTATACTAAGACCAGAAGGTGTCAACGTCGATATATCGTACAACTGGCCGTATGACTTCTTTTCCTTAGTTGAATTAGCTCAGATCGATGCCGAAGTTGTGCTAGCAGGAAACGATATCAAATTCGAAGACGAGATAAAACCAGTTCAGAATCCTAAACTAGATCAAGTAGCACCAATGTTCGGGCAGCAAAATCTACCAGCAGAAGATTGGACACCCAGTTCTCTGGTCGGGCTAGTTACTATCCCAGAAGAAGAAATGGCAATGTGGCGTTGGCGTGTAATTGTAAGGAAAAGGGCATACACTGATGGAAACTATAACTTTCCTAATGATATAGAAGTTGTTGATGAATACATCGAGTCAATTCCCATGGGAGATGGATACCAAAATGTCACAATGTCGGTCATTGAGGGGGAGCGTAAGGCTGCTTCGAGGAATGATGTCAAGCGATTTTTATTAAATGATGTTGGCGTCGGCCCAGATCTCATTGATAGTGTAGAGGAGGTTTAACAATGACATTTTTTAATAAAAAAGAAAATATATTAGAACTGCAACTGACACCATACGGTAGGAAGTTGCTGTCACAGGGAAAACTAAAACCAGAATTTTACGCTTTCTTTGACGATGATGTTCTTTACGACACAGGAAAGGCCGGTTTTACGGAGACCAATGCTCAAAGCAAGACCAGAATTTTAACCGAGACACCTTCCTTGAGACCACAATCAACAAACTTTGGAGTCGAGACAAACGTTGATACGATGTATGAGCAAGTAATTGATAATTACATGCCGAACCCTATAGGGACAAGTTCGCCAATCGAGAAAAAAACAGCAGGATGGAATGTGGTTGCTTTGGACAAGGAGTTTAACACTTTTGAATTGTCTTCGTCTTTGAATTCTTCAATACAAAACATACCGCAAATAAATTGCACTTTAAATTTTACAATGTCTGTTGACAACTTGAGCACCTTTAACGGAGATTTTGATGATCTTGTTAATGAGTTTGATTTTGAAACTGATGATAACAATAACTTTGTAAAAATACAGAAAGAAACCCTCGTTCTTCACCTCACAGAAAAAAATGGCTTTGTTAATAATGATGCCTATGAAGTCGAAGTCTTTATGTATGAAGAAGACAATAACAACTTAAAGAAAATTGATTTTCAAAAAAGAGCAAAACATGTGAGGAACGATATGTTTTATGAAACTGAGCAAACAAATAAAGAAGCGACGAGTAAAAATGTAGAATTTTATATAGACTTTTTGATAGACTCAGAGATACCGGATAAAGAAATATGTAAAGGTATAGAAAAATTAAAAGAAAGTAATATCTATTTAGAATTAGACCTAAAATGCCCAGACAAGACGTTGTCTAACGTTAGTATATATAATTCTACAATTGGCGATGTTGAGGAGTGTGATTGATGATTATTGGACATGATATTCTTCCAAATGTTTTTATTAATAATATAGAGATATACCAAAATTCATTAAGGTATGATATTGTTATTTTAGACGACATTGAAAACCCAGCGTGGTCGAATAAAAAATCACTTGACCACAAATTAAAAATAAAACATGGCATATTCACTGATGAGTCCGAAATTGAAAATATTAAAAGCGGAGCATCTAATTTTAATGCCCATCAGGGTCAAATTAAAATGGAATTGGTTTCAAAAATGAAAAAAGTAACCACAACAGGTATATCCAATTTAGACAATCGGATCATTTATATGAAAACGTGCACGTATGCTTTCAACGAACAACCTGAAAATATAACAATTTTTGCAAATGTATTTATTGATGACGCTAATATGCAAGGCCCAGTTGCATCAGAAACAATATTCACCAAAGGCAGACTAAAAACAATAACTAATATTTTATATAAAAGCAAAGAGCAATACTACGGACCAGTGCACTACCATGAAGGGGGCTACATGGAAGGAAAGATTCACAAAACAACCCCACATTCAAAAATTGAAGTCAATTCGGGACTAAACTTAAAAATAAAAGACCTAAGAGGTAAAATATATACAAAAAAGAAGCTCTCAAGAAATTCAATGACGCCCATCTTTGGTAACCTGTTAGCGTCCTTTAATAGTGAAACTGAGTTTAACTATATGTTTTTTATTAATATCGAGCAATTGATAATTTCCAAAACCAAATTCGGACATCTTTACAAAAGACTACAATTAAATGAAAGAGAAACAATTCTCAATAACACAGTTTTTTCATCGATCAGAGTCAAGAGACATTCTATCGAGAACAACTCAACAGCCAGTTTTGAGATTAAAGATATTTTAAGTGGGTTTGAACTGAGTACCGACGGATTTCAATCAACATTTGGACAAGAATTGGAATTTATATCTCATAAGATGGGGCCCTCGATTAGAGCAATTAAATTTCATGATAAAACAATAAATCAAAATTCATATGGTAGATATCGGTATGAGCTAGAAATATATTTTAGCGACCAGACAGTCTTATATTTCAAGACTCTTTTGGCTCGCTTATCTGATGCCATAAACAAATTGGAAGATTTTTCTCAAATGTTATCATTGCCAAGGAAATATGATAAAAACACAAGAAAGATAAAAGATGAAACAAAAGCAGGGTTTTTTAGCAACAACCAGCTTGCTCAAAACTTTTGTTATTTATATAGCAAGATAAAATCGTTTATCTATATGATTCCGGAATTTGAAAAAAGCAACCTTTTAATGAACAATTTTAATCTTATAAGTCCTAATTCTTGTACAATTGAATCTGTTGCTATCTTTACAAGCAATATGAAAAAATTATATAACGAATTGGTGAAGATATATGGATTTGAAACCTCGAAGGTAGGGTCGAATTATACAAACTTAGTTGGAACTAAGTCAAATAATATGACTAATAAGATTTTTATGAAACACAAATTCAAAAAAATTATAAAACCCTCTGATTCAAAATTGCACTATGTTTTTGAGAAAGAGGAAGTAACGGGTACAAATTTAAAAATGGTTCCCCGAAATCCAATAAAGTTTGGAAGATTGGGAAATCGTTTTAATTTTGAAAAAGGCCAAACAAACCCAATGATCAACAGGGTAATAAAAAATAAATTTAATAAACGCAACCGTTCCATAACAATTGTACCACTCTCTATTAAAATAGAACAGCCAGAGCCAGAAAAATTCATAGAGGTTACTGAATTACTAGGGAGTGAAACAAGCCTAAACTCGTTCACAGACGAAGAAAAGTGCGAAAACCCAAAGTCTAAGCCAATCGTGGCAGAAGAGATTGAATTAAAAATCATTAGCGAATCGCAGGATGTAAAAGATGAAATGAAAAACTTTACTACAAAATTGGAAATCTTATCTGGGTTCAACCTCAACAAGGAAGGTATGTTAGCCGTAACCCAGCCCATTTGGTCACCATATGGCGGAGAGATTATGAGTGATTCGACAATAGTCAAGCAGATCCCTGTTGGTGACTTGACTACAAATATAAACTATCCTTATCCTAATAAATATAAATTGATTAATAACTCCGATGCATACAAATTTACAGACTTGAGCCTACAAACAGAAGACAAGAGTCTAGTAGAGGCATCACAGCTTTATGCCGTAGCGGACCCCATGTTTGCTCAGGGGAACATTGTATTAAGCCATGACACCACAATGGGAGTTGTGAGTGCACAAGCAACACAATCAGCAGCACAAGCAACGCCATCAGCAGCACAAGCAACACCGTCGACGCCACAGCCATCCCCGGCAATGGCGTCCACACAGACTAATATAGGAGGTTACTGATGACTGTTATAGACGTTAGATCTGAGGATGAATTAGCGCACATAATCAAGAGTAAAGTGCAGCAGGGTGCAGTTGCAAACATGCAGATAAACACCACCGAGGGTTTCTCTTTTAAGTTTAAGGTTTATTGTGATGATGGAGAAATTAGAGAACTGATATTGAATAACAATGGGGCGGTAATCGCCGATAACACTTTTACATATAACACAGATATGAAAGTTAATATATCCCAAATATTCAATTATAATTCTGCTGAATCATACAGCCCGCAGCAAACACTATCTGAAACAAGCATTAGAACAATTTACGATACAACTGCTGCCGAATTTCAGGAGATATCCGAGAATTCAATAAATGGCTCATTTAGTCCTACTATGATGCAAGATTTAGAAATCCAAAAAGATTTTAGCAGAATAGCAGTCAATGAAAGATTGGACAACTCTATGATCCACACTAATAAACAATACTTCCCGTTTTATGTTAATTTTACATTCCCAGACACACCAAATAATTTTTATAACTTTCTTAAAAGTCAAGACGCTTATGAATTAATGCTAGAAGCTTTTATGGATTCTGAATTCACAGAGCAAGGCTATCCAACAATAAACGGATTAGTTGCAATAGAAACCGCTAGTTTATTAAGCATACTTTCAAGCTTAAACCCAAACCCGGAAAATTTTAAAATCCTTCATTCGCCTTCTTTTGAGTTTAGCGAAGTGTGGGGCTCTAATTTAGATGAGTTGGACACAATTTTACTTAAGTCTGCAATCGATAGATACGTAAATGAAAATTGCCCGAACTATTTTCAATCAATAACTGGTGACAAGGTTCCATACGTAGAAACGATATGTTATGAAATTAAAAAATATTCAGCGAGTTCAATGACTCTTTTACAAACTTTTTATGTACCAGCGTCGGACTCTAATCGATATTATATTGATAATCAAATTAATTTTGGATCGAGTTATAGATATGAAATATTTGCAATCAATGTTTTGTTTTCCAACAATTATGAATATGAGGTTACGGAATCTAGTAATGGTGTTAGTGTAGGTGTTACTGATTCAAAGGTTATTAAATTTCTAAAAATCAAAATTGCAAATCACAATCATACTGTTGAGGGCGTAGCGCCGACAACACCAGAAATTTCTTTTCTTAATTCATCTAATGCTGAAAAAAGAATCAGAATTTATTTTGAACCAAACTTTCATGAAACAGCAGAAAATTTTATTGAAATTTTAGAATCTGATTTTGAAAACCAACTAAAAGCAATGAAAGATAATTTAGGAAGAACAAAATATAAATTGGGCAAGGATTTTTTAGATTTCCAAATTTTCAAGTCTACTAAGAGGCCAACATCGTACAGAGACTTTGAAAATTCCTTGTTTGCAATCGTCGCAGGGACAGACAGAGGTTCCTCAGAAATTTTTGAAATGTTTCTGACACCAAACATGAAACATTATTTTACTTTTAGGGCTAGAAACAATTTTAATCTTTTTTCAAATCCAACACCTATTTATGAAGTAGAACTTATACAAGATTCTGATGAAAGTAAAATAATATCGAAGATTATTAATTTTGAAGAACAAGAAGATGATAGACATAGAGAGTTCGGCAGGTTTTTAAGAATATTTCCAGCGTTTGATCAGTTGCTTTTAACAGAATTTAACCCAAATGAAAACACCACCAAAGATACGATAACTTTTAATAATAAACAATATTATGTTGGCGACACTGAGGATCCAATTTGGGGTAAAAAGTTTAAATTTAGAATCAAATCAAAAAACACTGGGAAAATTTTAGATATCAATGTTGATTTTAACCTTAAGAAGGAAGATTCAGAAGCAGATTTCTAGAAAGTTTCTATTTATTGTGAATAAGGAGAATATTAATGGCATTTTTAGACAATAGTGGTGATATCATATTAGATGTTGTACTGACAGACCACGGTAGAAAAGTAATGGCAAAGGGGGATGGTTCATTCCAAATAACAAAATTTGCTGTTTGTGATGAGGAAATTGATTATAGTTTATTCAATTCGTCACATGCTAGTGGGTCCGCTTACTATGACTTGGAAATATTGCAAACACCAGTCTTGGAGGCCTTCACAAACAACGGGTCTGCGATGAAAACCAAATTGGCTTCGTTTGAGGACCTGAACTTGTTGTATTTGCCGGTTCTTAAAATAAATGAAAACTTTGGTTCTCCCCGACACTCAGATGGCTCGTTCTATGTTGCAGTCGACAGAGAGACTGAAGGTACTGGCGATACAAGCGTTAATGCATCTGTTGGTGTAAACAGTAGCGGCGGAAACGTTTCTGGTATCTTGTTTGGTGCCTCGTTTGAGTCCTCACAAACTATTCGAATAGATCAGGGTATTGACTCAACAGAGTTGTCTCCAAAGAAGACAAGCCTCATGACAAACTTAATCGAAGACGTGTACATCATCCAGATGGACAATCGTTTGGGGAATTTAACAGATTTGCAAGGAAACTTGATTGGTAGTGATTATATTGATGATGACGATATTGCTTACTACACAGTCGACGCATCTGTTGGTGCCGGAATTCAAAACGCTGGTGCGGTTGTATCAATTAATACCAATGACACAACCTCTGACAATCAAACTATCAAAGGACCGAGAGGGACAATTTTAGAATTTAAAGTAGGATCATCCTTAGAATTACAAACAAGCACATTTTTGTTTACTAAGCTAGGTGGCCAGATCACGATGACCAATAAAGCAGGAAGTGCATCACAAAGTGTACGATTCATTGACAGCACAGTAAAAGTTACTGGAATGAAAACAGGATACTCAGTTGACGTACCTGTGAGATTCATCAAAACAATTATTTAATAGAGAGAAAAATATGGCTAGTTTTTATAAAACATTAGACAACGAAAAAGACGTTGTAAGTACGAGAACCCTATTGCATGAAGCAATACCTTTAACTGGTACAATAGTATCAGGAACATACGGAATGGACAACATAAAAAATTATGCACACGGCATGTTTCAGTCTGTATATGATTATCCTTTCTTGAGTTCATCTGCGAATCATGTATTTGATATTAGTATTGGACTCGGCACCCAGTCGACACATTACAATACGTCACATAACCAAGCAGCGAAGAAGAAAAACATCTATAATCAAATGGCGCAAGTCTTAATGGGATACGACCACACAGGATCAGTGCAAAGATTTGACGAAGACGGAAATATTACTGATGGTGGTACAAAACTTGACAATGTTTTCTTTATGAACTTTTCTCGTTTATTGGTAAAAGACGAGATTAAAAAAGGAACATTTGAGTTGGAAATGTCAATTCATGGAGCAGTTAATTACGCTGGTCAACAATTCATTGACGCTAACAGGATTAAAATCACAGACTTTAGTGGCTCTGATGGCTATTTGGTTAACTCACCTGTTGGTGAATACGGCGTTCTTTATGCAACAGCATCTGTTTCTCCATCTCAAGTATTAAAGACAAATGTAAGACACCCATGCGGCCTTTTGTTTTATCAAGCAGGTGTAGCTGTCATTAGTGGCTCTATTTTTACTAATGCGGGTAAAGGAGGAATTAAGAAAGACGACCCAAACGCCACCTTCGGGTATACGCCGATGTTAGGCCCGTCAAGCAATGCCGAGAGTTTTATTGCCGTACTGACCGGTTCTGAAATATCCGGAGCAGCAGACAATATTCGTAATAGGATTTACAACGTTCAGTTCAATAATACAGTGGAACTGAACTCAACAATTTATTTCTGCCGCATGAACCACAACGAGTTCAATTATTCAACAAACCCGACATATTTGAATAACGGGAAAGTAAGAGTTAAAACAAAATCATCTGATGTGCCAATTGCTTATGTAACATCAATTGGCCTGTATAATAGCAATAATGAGTTAATGGCAACTGCTAAACTATCAGAACCTCTTCGTAAAGATCCAAGCCAAGAGTACACAGTTAGATGCCGCCTAGACTTCTAATAAGGGAGGTTTAGAATGACATTTTATAAATTTACCGATGATGATTTATTTATTAATACTTTGGAAATGTATCCAAAGTATTCGGTATATATTCAGAGTGGCTCAGTGTATCTGGATAACATCCAAAATATAACTGGTGTAAATTCTGATAATATTTTAAATGTGCCCGATGGCCATGTATCTTTGTATGAATATAACATAGACAGGGCTAATACCTACATATATCCGTTTATCATTAAAAGCGGAAACAGAATGGGCTTTAGAACTCAAACACAAAAGGAATTCAACACACAGTTTGGCTTTTCTGGGGAAAACATAACAGGATCATACAGGTTATCTGCAAGCATATCCAGAGATTATTTTAATTCTGTCTCAAGAACAAGGCTAAACTCTTTAAAAAACACAATCAATCATTACTCATACTTGTCCCAGCATTATCAATATACTTCTGATTTCGGAGACAAAAGCACACAAACTGTAAATTTAATATCAATACCATCAATTATGTACGGATCTTCGATTAAGCAAGGTTCATTGTCATTAAAATATTATATAACTGGTAGCTTAATAGGCGAGTTATCCGATTATAGGCGTAACGGAGAACTGGTGCAAGTAGGACCGGTAGGATCAACAGGCTCTGGGTCCGTCGCAGGAGTTGTGCTATACAATGAGGGCTTTGTGGTTTTGACGGGTAGCTGGGCTCTAGATTCTCATTCAATTGCTTATGACGCCACCACCAGTTCCAAGTGGCTACACTTCGGATATGGAGTCAAGAACAGTTTAGGCGTTGTTCCTTCTGTTGCTAATACGACATTATCTGCTAGTTTTTTGATGGAGTATTCTGGTACGACACATACGCAGGTTGTGACAATGATGGCTCATGCTCCATACGGAGAACTAAACCACTCAAACAATCCAACCTTTGTAACGTCTTCTGACATCAACCAAATTAACACCGGGTCCTACCAATACAGTGAGCAGCCCAAAGAGATAAAGAACATTGTATATTCGCAGTTCACAGACGAAACACCAGAGTTTAAAAAGGTTACATACATATCAAAGGTTGGAATCTATGATAAAGATAGAAACCTAATTGGTGTGGCAAAAGTAGCAACCCCGGTAAGGAAAACTGAGGACCTTGCGTATACTTTTAAATTAAAATTAGATATTTAGCTTGACAAGGTTAACAAAACGTGTTATAATAGTATTATGAAAGAAGTTGTTTTAGGATTAGATATTAGTACCAGTAAAATAGGTATATGTATAATGGATTATGAGTTTAATCTATTAGAGACCGTATTATTAAAATTAAATACGAAAGATGAATTAGAAGACAGATGTTTCCAAATTGAGGAATATATTAATAAAATAAATAAAAATAATTATTTTATCAAAAATGTTTATATTGAGTCAGCCTTTATTGCATTTTCTGGAGGAAAAACATCTGCCGTTACAATGAGTAAACTACAAAGGTTTAATGGCATGGTCTGCTATATGCTTAGAAAGGTGTTCGGATATAACGCTCTGGCAATATCACCAGCTAAAGCAAGAGGACTTGTCCATCTTAAAATTAAGCGTGGAGAAAATACGAAACTCAGAGTCATTGAACATGTTGAGAAAGCATTTCCGAATGATTTTAAATATGAATTAACAAGGTATGGAAATCCAAAACCCGGAACAGACGACAGGGCAGACGCCATTGTGATTGCATGGGCGGGTTTAAATCAAAGAAAGAGCTAATTAGTAACTGATAGGAGTTGTGAGTATGAATCTTACACAATACCAGTTAAAACATATAATCAATGAAGAACTGCAAAAATTATTTAATGAGTCGAGAATAACACCGAACCCCGATGAAATGATAAAGGCCACTGATGAAATAGGCTTTACAAACGTTGAATTTATTTCTTCGGGACAATATGGGAGTGTTTTCAAGGGAAGTTGGCGCTATGATGGCCTAGAAAGGGCTATAAAAGTGCTTTCTAATGATGTGCATGCACAAAAAGAAGCACGAATCTACAGAATGATCTCTGACGCCAGAAGAGATTCTCCACTAATTGCCAAGCACTTTCCTAGAGTTGATATGATTCGTAAGACCTCGGATGGGAAACATGTAATCATTGTTATGGAATTGCTAGAAAGTGATCCCAATGTAAAGGCAGTCATTGAGGATCTGTTTGGATATAGGGAAGTTGGAGCGTTTAGACCTGACGTGTCATTGCAAGATTTAGATGTCTTTAAGGACATTGGTTATAGAGCAAATATGATGGTGGTTGAGCCAAAGAGCAGGCTAATTCTTATTAATCACATGGCCTATAGTTTTCCTAATGAGGTTCGAGATGAACTGCGGAAGGTTGTTTTAGCAATGAACTTTGATAATATGATCTACCCACAAGAAAAGTTTAACAAACTGAAAGCAAGAATGTCACAGAAGAGCCCTGCATTGTGGGATTATATGGATGTTGCTGAGGAAGATTTAGCAAAATCTGGTGTAGCTGCTATGTCTTTTTTGTTTTACTTTTTAGCTTATTCGATTAAGTTGCTACAAGAATACCCACAAAAAATTACTCTAAATGATATTTTGAGCGAGTTAGAGTTTTCTGTTGAGCACTTTATTGAGTCATATAGGAATTACACACCAATTGGTATGGGTGGCCCAAACTATCCCGGAGCCCCCAAAGAAACTGAAGGTCTTAGCTATCCCGGTGCCAAGAGTCTATTGGCAGCTATTGAAGAAGTTAAAAATAAAGTAGGCATCGATGCGTATGATATGCACGATAGAAATGTCCTTGTAAGGCCGGGAACAAAAGACATTGTTATTGTTGATGTGGGTTTGTTTCGTGAAGATCACACTAAGCCAACCAAATACGGAACAGACGTAACCAATATTCAAGAAAAAGCATCAAAGAGGAGAAACAAATGAATTTTACAATAGAACAACTACAGCAAATTATTCAAGAGGAACTTGAAGTGATTCTTGATGAGCGTTGTGAAAAGGGATATAAGACACACCCAACTCGTAAAACCAAAGAAATGTATGGCAAAACATATCGAAATTGCGTCAAAGCAGACGAAGGATTGAACGAAGACGACAAAGTTAAAAAAGACGCATGCTACAAAAAAATCAAAGGGGCAGTAAAAAGAAAAGGCGGGACATGGCCTTCAGCATATGCTTCAGGGCGCCTTGTTCAGTGTCGTAAAGTTGGTGCTGCTAATTGGAAAGAAGGTGAACCCAAGAAAGAAGGTAAACAAAGTAGTGAAGATGCTGGTCGTTTAGACAAGTGGTTCAAACGCAAGGGTGAAAAAGGCTCCAAAGGCGGATGGGTTAATTGTAATCGCCCAGATGGCGACGGCGGATATAAAGAATGTGCTAGAGAAAAGCCTAGTGATCCAAAGCCGTATTGTAGGCCTACTCCTTCTGCATGTAAAACAGAACCAAAACAAAATGAATCCCGAAAAAGAGTTGTTGAGGTTCGTATAAATCGGTTAAAAGAAAGTAATTTTAAGCCACACATGATGTATGACCCCAAAAGCAACAAGAAGGTTAAAGCTAATAAGGTTGAAGATCATGAAGGACTAGCCAAGAAAGGATACACACATGTTGATCCTGCTGCGTTGCGAAAGGTTTTAAAAGACGAAGGTGGGGCATCTGGTATGGATCCATTTGTAAAAGCCATTGGCAAGGGGATGGAAGATGAGATCAAAAAGACTTTAGATGCTATGCCCGACGTGGGACAACACAAAGACAAAGATTATATCCTTGATGATAAGGGAGAAATCGATATTATTAAAGAAGACGAACTTGAAGAAAAGAAAGGCTCAAAGCGCCAACGAAAAAAGAAAGCATGTAAGCCATCAAAGGGAAAGCGTTTCGCTAAAAGAGTTGACGGTAAGTGTCGGTCATTTGGGCAGAAAGGGCAAGCCAAAGGAGGCGGAGATAGAATTCGTCCCGGAACAAAGAAGGGCGATGCCTATTGTGCAAGATCAGCAAAAATAAAAAAATGCAAGAACCCTCCCTGCGCTAACGCCCTTTCAAGAAAGAAGTGGAAATGTCGTGGCTCAAAGTCAATGAAATAACTTGACAAATTTTTCTAATAGGTTATATTGATATTAACATCGGAGGTCAATATGACAATAAACTTAGGATACGCATGTATCAACTCAGCATTACAAAAGCAAAAGGTCAGTTCCAATCGTGGTATGATCAAGCGCACATTTCAACAAAAAGGTATTGTATACGCATCAGAGCTAGCTCTTATCAACGTTACAGCACTCAAGAAGATCATCGAGTGGAATATCGTCAACGATATTTCAGTATATCGCATGACCTCAAACCTGTTCCCTTGGATGTCCGAGTATGACATCTTCGACTTGCCTGACATCGACGCCATTGTAGATACGATGTCTGCTGCCGGCAAGATTGCTATGGATGCTGGTCAGCGTCTATCATTTCATCCCGGCCCATTCAACTGTCTTGCATCACCAAACAAAGCAACTGTTGACAAAACCATTGCCGAGCTTGATGCTCATGCCCTACAGATGGACCTCATGGGCCTTCCTGTGTCACATCGTGCCAAGATCAATATACATGTTGGTGGTGCGTATGGCGAGCATGACAAAGCCATGGCTAGATTCTGCAAAAACTTTGCTAGACTTGGCGCCACAACACGTGCCAGACTAACTGTTGAGAACGACGACAAACCATCAATGTTCTCCACCAAGATGCTTTACAACGGCGTGTCCAAGCACATTGGCATACCAATTGTGTTTGACTCGCATCATCACGAGCTTGGTCCACAAGATTCTTCATATCATGATGCATTCTATCTTGCACGTGACACATGGAATGCGGTCAATGTCAAGCAGCAGTGTCATCACTCCAACTCTAAGAAAAACTATGAAGATAGTTCGGTACGAGCCAGTGCACATTCAGATTGGTATTATACTCCATTCGAGAACTATGCACAACCTGTTGACGTTGTGTTGGAGTGTAAGATGAAAGAACAAGCCCTGCTCAAATACAGGAAAGATTTTGTATGTGCATAGGTGATCTTGTCACGTGGAAACCAGACTTGCCATTGTATTTCTCCAAAGAATATGGTATAATTATAGAGGTGGTCAGCGAATATCTTGTAGGTGTACTCTGGTTTGGGTCAGAGCACATCTATTTAGAACCAGTTAACCACTTGGAGGTTATACGTGAAAAGACCAGTTAGTTTTATTAAAGAAGGTGCTCTGGTTAGAAACAAGTACTCATTAGAGGTTACATACGGAGTTACAACTTCAAGAATTGAATATCATTCCCCACGTAACATTGACCAGTGTATTGAATATGTTTGGGTCTTGTGGGACAATGGAGAGCACGAATTATACAAAGTCACTATGTTGGAGGTGGTAAAGTGAAGGTTGGAGACTTAGTAAAAGTTAGGAACACGTCATGGCAAGACTATGGCATCATTTTAGAAATAAACGGCAGGTTTAAATGGGCAGAGGTTTATTGGATTGCTAGTGGGCACTCATATTCATTCTTCGCAGAGGACCTAGAGGTGATCAATGGAAGTGGGTGATTTAGTCTGGCTCGACAGGAGACAGTTTTATGAGTTTGATGAACACATAGGAATCATAATTGAAATAATGGAAACACCAGACGGGAAGCTGTTAAAAGTTGCTTGGGAGGATAACGAAGCGGCATGGTTTCACGCAGACGAATTGGAGGTAATAAGTGAAAATAGGAGATTTAGTAAAGATTAAAAAGAAAACCATGAGAGATAATGGGTATGGTATAGTGATTGCTATGCATTGGAGTGGAGACACTGGCATGGTATCTGTAATGTTAAATGGAGATATAACAGCGTGGCCTTTTTATAAATATGAATTGGAGGTAATAAGTGAAAATAGGTGATTTGGTTTATTTTAAAATGACATCTACCGACTGCCCCGGAGCTTTAACGGCAGTAAAGTATTATGAAAGAATTAAAAAGTTGACAGATAATAGAGCAGGTGTTATCTTATCAGTACATGGAGACAATTATTATGTTGCATTCGGAACCGACACAATAATTTTAAATAGGTTTTTTTTGGAGGAAGTATGAAAATAGGTGATTTAGCGTACATGAGCAAATCAATGCTCGAAATGAGATACCCAGAGATGGGAATAGTAGTGGGACTAAAAGGTAAACATTACATTGTTGGCTTTGCTAACGGGATAGTCCAACCGTTCCACCCAAAGTTCATCAAGGACAAGCCAGTTAAAAGGAGGGGATAATGGAAGATAAATGTTTTGAGTGCGAGACAACAGAAGACCTCCACCAGCACCATGTTGTTCCAAGAAGTCGAGGTGGCACAAAGACAGTCGCACTATGTCATTCATGTCATATGAAAGCGCACGGAAGAGATGGCAATGCGTCAAATTCAAAAAAATTAATAATTGATGGATTAAGAAAAAAGCGTCTCGCCGGTCAGATACAAGGTAACCCAAAGTATGGATATGTCATATCCAAATGTAGAACAGAATTATTAGAGTCTAGAGAAGAGCAAAATGTATTGGGAATTGTTGATAGCATGACTAAGGGTGGTGCAAAATTAACGAAGATTGTTGCGTATTTAAATGAAAATGACCACAATAATCGTAGTGGTAGAAAATGGAGCTACCACAACTTGTATAAAATATTGGAAAACAGGAGGAACAATGGAAGAGAAAGTTAGAATTTTATCGGAGATGCTTGGGAGGCCAAACACCCCATCGGGCGGTGAACTATACTACCATTGTCCTTATTGCAATCATCACAAGAAGAAACTAGCAATCAACCTTAAGAAAGGCTGGCATTGCTGGGTTTGCGACAAAAGAGGCAAGAATGCTTATCGTATCGTTCGTAAGTTCGGAACATACCAGCAAAGACAGAAGTGGCTTGAGTTGGAAGGCAGACTCGATCTATCAGAGTTTGATCAAATCTTTAATGAAATTAACAATGTTGAAGAGGAGATCACAATTGACCTCCCTGAAGAATTTATTTCGCTTTGCAATAAGCGCCTGCCACGGTCATCACAGAAGCCACTAGAATATTTGGAGAGTAGAGGAATTAGCAAAGAAAAGATATTGAGGTGGAAGATAGGCTATTGTCCCGAAGGTCATTATGGAGGCAGAGTTGTTATACCTTCGTTTAACAACAACGGAGACATTAATTATTTTATTGCAAGATCCTATGTGGGTCACTCATGGCGCTATCTCAATCCCCCGGCCAAGAAGGACGTTATTTTCAACGAACTGTTTGTAGACTGGGATGAACCGATCACGTTAGTAGAAGGCGTTTTTGATGCCATAGCGGCTGGGGAAAACGCTATTCCTGTGCTTGGCTCCACTTTACGAGACAAAACAAAATTATTTCAAGCGATTGCCCTGAATGACACGCCGGTTTACTTAGCTTTTGATCATGATGCAGAGAAAAAGACTGGACAAATCATCAAAAATATGTTATACTATGACATCGAACTTTACAAGATCGATGTAAGTGGATTTGAGGACATCGCTGAAATGCCACGAAGGGTTTTGGAAACTCGAAGGGAGATGGCGCAAGCCATTGACCATGATGATTATTTTTTAATGGACGAACTAAGGAGGATAATGTGACGAAAAGAGACAGAAGAGAATACCATAAAAAATGGTATGAAAAAAACAAAGAACGAATTTCAAAACAACAAAAAGAATACTATGAAAAAAACAAAGAACGAATTTTAAAACAACAAAAAGGATACGTGAAAGAATACTATGAAAAAAACAAAGAACGAATTTCAAAACAACAAAAAGAATACTATGAAAAAAACAAAGAACGGCTCAAAGAATACTATGAAAAAAACAAAGAACGAAAGAAAGAGTACGATAAAAAACACTATGAAAAAAACAAAGAACGAATTAATGAACGCAAGAAAGAATGCCGTACACAACAACCTGCTGCGGTCTATAAAATAACAAACATAAAAACAGGAACAACTTATATTGGCCAATCAACCGCATATCGAAATCGATGGGCCAATCACAAATGGAATTTGCGACACAACAGACACGGCAACAAACAACTTCAAGAAGACTGGGACAAGTACGGAGAGGAAGCATTTATTTATGAAGTAATCGAAAAATTACCTTGCGACATATCACGAGATGTGTTACTAAAGAAAGAGAGCGAGCAAATTAAGAAGTATTTGAATGAAGGCAAGAGACTTTACAACAAAGAAGGAGGATAATGTGAATGAACTAGATTTACACGGAGTGGATTATGAAAATGCTCCATACCAATGCCACAAGTTTATTAACGAAAACTGGGGCAAAGAGATGAAGATCATCACCGGCAACTCACCAATAATGAAAAAGATTGTTGTTAGAGTTGCGAAGAATTATGATCTGCCTCATCGTGTTGGCGGAATAACGGGCACCTTGCCCTACGTAACAATTCAGAAGGAGAACTTGTGAATTTCAAATCACAAATAAAACAATTAGGAGAAAGAATGAACCCAAAAGACAAAGAGTATCTAGAAAGAAACTGGATGAAATTGAAGAAACTTAAGAGAGAGATTGTAATAATGACTCTGGCACCATTAAAGGGCGAAGACCATTATGAGATATTAAAAGAAGCGCTCTATCCAATCGATAGAGCATTAACTATTATGGAAAAACTTATCAAGGAGGACTAATGTATAAGATAGCACATATAGCAGACACACATATAAGAAATTTAAAGTATCACGATGAATATCGCATTGCGTTTCGTGATCTCTATGAGAAACTGGCAAACGACTCTCCGGACTGTATTGTCCACTGTGGAGACCTTGCACACACCAAAACACAACTCAGCCCTGAATACTTTCAATTATGTGCTGAGTTTTTATCATCTTTGGCAAACATTGCACCGACATATATTATCCTTGGGAACCATGATGGGAATCTTAAGAATGACAGCCGACAGGACGCTGTTACGCCAATCGTAAACGCTTTAAAGCACCCTAACCTCCATTTGTTGAAAAACAGCGGAGAAACAAGGGTAGAGGGCGACCTAGTGCTTAATGTACTATCGGTCTTTGATAGAGATAACTGGATTAAGCCAACCGATAAAAATAAAATCAACGTTGCGCTATACCATGGAGCCATTGCCGGCTGTCTAACTGGTTCTAACTGGACAATGGATCAGGGTGATGACGAAGTAACAATATTTAACGACCATGACTTTGCAATGCTTGGCGACATACACAGGCAACAAAAATTAGATGACGATGGTCGTGTGTGGTATTGTGGTTCAACCACTCAACAAAAGTTTAGTGAATCTGCCATGAAAGGCTATCTCCTGTGGGAGATTAAAGATAAGAATAACTTTAACGTTTTAAAACGTCACTTAATTAATCCAAGGCCATTTATTACTGTAAGGTTGTCAAAAGAAGGCAAACTGCCCGATACCCATGTACCCAGAAATTCTAGACTTAGAATTGTTTCCAAGACTAACCTGCCATCTGATAAAGTCAGAAAAGCAAAGGCAATCGCAGAAATGAGGTGGAGCCCATACTCTGTTGTTATGTTAAATGGAAAAGAGTCTTCGAATATGCATGACGAAGGAAATTACGGAAATTCCATACTAACAGAGAACCTTCGTGATATTAGTGTGCAAGAAAAGTATATTAACAACTATTTAGCCGGGATGGAGCTTGAATCTGATGTAATCGAAAAGGTTTTAGAGCACAATAAAAAATACAATACTTTAGCAGAACAAGGGGAGGAAGTTAGTAGAAATGTTATTTGGAAAATTAGGAAAGCGGAGTGGGGGAACCTCTTCAACTACGGTGAAAAGAATCAAATCGACTTTTCAAAACTCAACGGCCTTGTTGGGATCTTTGGTCGTAACTATTCCGGAAAATCTAGTATTATCGACAGCATTTTATTCACGCTGTTTAATACAACCTCGAAAGGTGAGCGCAAAAACGTACACGTCATAAATCAAAATAAAACCAAGGCGATTGGTAAGATTGAAATTGACATTGGGGATAAGAGGTACAAAATTTGCCGCAATCTTGAAAAATATACCAAAAGGTATAAAGGTAGAGAGACGCAAGAAGCAAAAGTTGACTTGGATTTCCATTTGACCTCCGAGGACGAAAGCATGAATGGTACAACTCGCAATGAGACTGACGCCAATATAAGAAAGCGCTTTGGAACAATGGAAGACTTTCTTCTCACCTCTATGTCATCACAGTTGGATTCTTTGTCATTTGTTAAAGAGGGGTCGACAAAACGTAAGGAAATTCTTGCAAAGTTTCTTGATTTAGAAATATTTGATAAAAAATTTAAACTAGCAAAGAAAGACGCAGCAGAACTAAAAGGAGTTGTCAAGAGACTTCAAGATAAGAAATGGGATAAGGATATTCAAAAAAATATTGAAATTTTAGAGGAAATTCAAGAAGAGTTGGTCGCTCAAAGGGCAAGATGCGGCGACATAACGTCTAAACGTGCGAAGTTGCAGTCGGAATTGGACTTGATAGATGGCAAAATAAACAGTATACCTGCTGAGTCAATAGACATTGATAAGGTCACGAACGAAATCAAACAGATACAAAAAAGAAAACAACATCTGAAAGATAAAACTCAAGAATTTAACTTTAAGGTTTGGGAATTAGAAGAAAGTCTAGAGTTGAAATCTAAAGATTTTGATATAATTAACATTGGCGAGCTAAGACTGAAAAAGGCCTCGGCTGATGCTATTGAGCACAAGATTAAAAAGACCCGGCAGGCATTAGATAATTGGATATCTCAAGAAAAAGTTGAGAGAAACAAAATTAAGATGCTTGACAATCATGAATATGATCCGGATTGTAGCTTTTGTTGTGAAAATAAGTTTGTAAAAGATGCCCACAAAGCCAAGGAGTCCTTATTAACAACAACAGATAGGATTGCACACCTACAGCAGCACCAAAGAGATTTATCAGACAGCCTAAATTCTTTAAATGTCGAGGAAGTTGACCAAAATATCGATTTACATGTCAGCCTACAAGAGGGGATTCATAAAATCAAAAGAACAGTCGAAATGAATAAACTATCGATTGAAGGCAATAAGTCAAAAATTAATCTTCTACAAAAAGAGTACGAAGAGTTGTGTTACAAAAAGCAAGTTTATGAAGAAAATCGTGAAGCAATTGAAAATCTAAGCGCATTAACCAAGGAAAAGTCAGATTTGGAAAAAGCAATACAGATCAAAGATAATAGTTTTATAAAGTGCCAAGATAGGATTACTAAGATACTTGTTGAGGAGGGCTCGACTCAAGCAAATTTAAATAACTTGAAAGAAAGCCGCAAGGAGCTAGAAGAAGTTGAAAAGGAGTGGGTAGCTTACGATTTATTTTTGCAATGTATGCATGCAAACGGTATACCATATCAAATCATTAAACAAAAGCTGCCCCTTGTTAACGAGGAAATATCCAAGATACTGAGCAATATTGTGGATTTTGAAGTGTTTTTTGAGTCCAATGATGCCAAACTCGACATCTTGATAAAGCATCCATATTACGATCCTCGCCCACTTTCGATGGGCTCAGGCGCAGAGAAGACTCTTGCTTCAATGGCTATTCGCCTAGCGTTAATATCAATAACGAATTTGCCAAAGAGTGAACTATTTATACTTGATGAGCCAGCAACCGCTTTAGATCAAGAGCACATGGAAGGTTTTACAAGATTGCTTAGGTTGATTAAGAATCAATTCAAGACTGTAATTTTAATCTCTCATCTTGATTCCTTAAAAGATGTTGTTGACACGACAATTGATATAAATAAAATTGATGGCTATGCTAACGTGAGGATATAAAAATGAAACTAACATCAGAAAGATTAAGACAAATGATCAAAGAAGAGCTTCAGGCTCTAACCGAAATGGAACTTTTACAGGAAGTACCCGAAGGTACACCGATGTACCGCAAGGGCTGGGTCGCAGGATTCAGTAAGGTAAGGTTCGGTAAAGAAAGCGGAGAGCAAGATCGAGGCATCTTGGAAGACCCTGAATACCAGAGAGGCATGCAAGATGGTATGGCTCAAGGTGGACATGAAAAGGAATACGAAACACGCAAATCAGAGCCATTTTATGGTAGAAAGCCAGACTTTACTAAAGGGCCAGACCATTACCAAAAATATATGGAAAACAAAAAGAGGAACAAAAAATGAGTAAAACAGAAGAAAAAAAATGCAAATGCACAACACCATGCTGTGAAGGTTGCACTTGTAAGGGAGGCTGTTGCTAATGTCTTGTCACGATCACGATCATGGTGCCGAACAAGAGGGCACTCAATTATCAGGTGACTGCGAGTCAATGGAAGCAATGAACAAACTTGGAGTGGTAGATATTATTCTTGGTAAAGCTGTGTCTAGAAAGCTGTTGGTTTTTGCAACAGCAACAGGCATGTTTATGTGGTACGGGCTTGATCCCGACACTTGGGGATTAATTGCAATGATTTATGTTGGTGGCCAATCAGTCATCGACACAGTTAAAGTTTGGAAGCATGGTTAATGTTTTGGGTTAAGTTGAAATTAGCTGCCGCATGGTGTCGCCAATATTGGAGATGGCTTATATTTGCTATCGCAGTGTTGGCGTCTTATTTTTTTGGAAAGAAAGGCAAGGGCAAGCTTGAAGAGCAAGCAAGACTAGCCAAAGAAATGTATATCAAAGAAAGAGAAATAATCGAAAGAACACACAGGCTAGAGTTGCAAAAGAAAGAGGAAGCACACAAGCGGTACTCAGAGGCTGTTGCAAAAATTGAGAAAAAGCATGAAGAAGATCAATTTAATCTAACTCACGCTAAAAAAGAAGCCATCAAAAAAATGGTGAAAAAGGCGAAGACCAACCCAGAAGAGATTGATCGCATCTTAGAAGAAGAGCTAGGCATAAAGAAACAATGAAATTAGAAATGAACCTAACCACTATACTAACCATCGGGGGCATAATTGCTATTCTCGGTGGATTCTATTATACAACGCAACACCGCCTTGATCACATCGAGAGCGAATTGGAAAGAATAGAGAAACTAGCGAAGAGGAAAAAGAAATGAAAAAATTTATGATAATCGGATTGTTGTTAATAACAACACCAGTTATGGCTGATGATGACGATGATGATCCAATTGTAATTTACAAAAAGAAAACAGAGATAGACTTTGAGGCATTAGAGCTTGAAGGTGAACTAGTTAAACCACAAGGTAATTTAATTCTGGAGCGAAAGAAAGCAAACTTTAATCCACTAATTAAACTAAGAAAAGATTTTACGCAAGAAATAAACCAATCAGTAGGAGACATACAGTGAAATTAACAACAAAACAATTAAAACAGATGATAAAAGAAGAACTCGGCATGCTTCAAGGCGAAGCTATGGACCATGGAGAGATGGCTCAAAGATATTATCCGGAAGAAAGAGATGAACTTCGAGTAACTCCATCTGAAGCTGGTTGGGCGATAAAAGGAACTTATAAGGGGCGAAATGTTGATTTTGATTCAAGTCGAATGAGATACAATGCTAGCATAAGGGATTGGGACAATGCACCTCGCTTTAAGATGGCAAGAGAACTGCTTGGGCACTTTGGTGGTCCGGGTTCTGATGAAGGTGAGTCGTTTAACATTGGTAAGCCCGATCTAGACAGCATTGACATCTATATTGACGGTAAAAAAGTTTAAGAAAAAACTTGACAAGCCCCTAAAACTATGTTATAATATATCTTTACATGGAGGTCTTATGACTAGTTTTTTATTATTTCTATTAATAGCATGCCCTGTTGCACACGCAGAGGAACCTGTTTTTACACCCGTTCAAGAGGGCGATGTTGTTCCCTTTGACGGCAGATTATTTAATGACGCAGCAGTTGCCAGACTGCTCGTTGACAAGCAGTTTGAAGGGAAACAGTGCGAGCTTCGAGTTGATTATGAAGTTAATTTGATGAGAATTCAAGAAAATTACAAATTTGATATTTTGACAGCCACTTGCGAAGCAGATGATATGCGCCTTAATGAATTAATCGATATCCGAGACGAAGAAAACAAATACCTCAGAGATCAAATCAACCCTAATAGGAATGGACTGTGGTTGGCTGGTGGTTTTATTACCGGCGTCGCAACCGCAATCGGAATTATGTATGTGGTAAAATAGGAGAAATAATGAGCAAAGACCCAAACTATTCAATTAAAATCGAGCAAGCGATTGCAAAGAAGTACGGAGAAGACACAGTACAGCATCCAAAAAAAGAATGGGATGAAGATAAAGAAAAAGAATACTTGTCCCAATTAAAAGAATTTTATAAACCACCAGAGCAAACAGCAGACGAAGTTGAAATTGAAGGTGTTTTAATATCAAAGAAACTAATTACAAGAGAATCAGAGCGCTCCTGCCCAGTTTGTAATGTTTATTCATTCAAATCTAGCGATGATGTTTATATGTCAAAGTTTGATTGTTGTGAAAAATGTTATATAAAGTGGGTCGAGGATCGAGAAGATAGATGGCTAACAGGATGGAGACCTAAAAATGAAAATAACACATAAGAGACTTAAGCAGATTATCAAAGAAGAAATGCAAAATCTAAGCGAAATGCCACAGATGGCCACTTCATATCAAGGCGAAACAGATAGGTTTGCAGGCGGATATCACGAAAGAAAACAACAAGAACTAGTAGAGTTGATGAGAGAGATGTACGGCGCAGACCCTATGAATTTCGAAGGCAATGTAGAGCGAGCGAAAAAAATGGCGATGAATAGAAACGCAATGCAAGAATCTAAAAAGAAATAAATTAAAAGGAAATAAACAATGGCAGAATCAAATATTTTAGAAATTATCCAAGGGCTGGCGCAAGCTGCTGCGAGCGCTTATGATGGTTCTCATGACGAAAGATATGTTCGTGATGGCGAAGCTAAAAAAGTTGGACTTCAAAGAGAAGAAGGGTGCCCAATCATGGACAAAAGGGTCATGGACGGCTTTGGAGTTAAGTTTTACGGCAACAAAATCTGCATTAAATACCAGTCGGATATTCAACTAAAAGAAATTCATGGCGGCGGATTCGAAAACGAAATGGAACGTAGACTAAATGAAATTAAGAAATTCTTGCAAAAAGAATATAAAGCTATAACAGGAAAAGGCATTACCTTAACTAAGGTCGATGATATTCACATTATGGCCACATCAGTTTCTCGTGTAAGGTCTTTCGTTCAAGCCTATCGGCATTATAATATATCCGGCCTTAAAGAAGATGAAGGCTGGAAAGGGTCGGAAGGTAGAGAAGTAGATAGCGTTGTTCGTAAATTTCTTGAATTGAGCAATAATAACAAGAGACCACAGAACGATACAAGGAAAAAGGGCTAATGTATAATGGCCTTCAGGTTAACAAAAAAACAAATTGTTAAAGAAATATTAAAGTGTGGGAAAGATGCTCCATACTTTATTAATAATTATTGTCGCATAAGTCACCCAATGAGGGGGCTAATTCAATTTAAAACCTACCCTTATCAAGACGATTTGCTAAATGATTATAATGATTTTCGATTTAATGTAATATTAAAAGCTAGGCAGTTAGGAATCTCTACGATTACCGCTGCTTATTGTGTTTGGTTTATGCTTTTTCACAAAGAAAAGAGCATCGTTGTATTAGCAACAAAGTTCAGCACAGCGGCCAATTTAGTTAAAAAAGTAAAAAGCATGATGAAGAATCTACCTGATTGGATGAAAATTGCGACTATTGATGTGGATAATAGGACATCCTTTGAATTGTCAAATGGATCGATTATTAAAGCCGTACCCACATCGGAAGATGCCGGTCGATCTGAAGCTCTGTCGTTATTGGTTGTCGATGAGGCAGCACACATTGAGAAGATGAGTGACATATGGACTGCTGTTTATTCTACATTGGCGACCGGTGGTCGCTGTATTGCGTTATCTACCCCAAAGGGAACTGGTAATTGGTTTCATAAAACTTATGTCGGTGCTGTTGACGGAGATAATGAATTTAACCCAATTGAATTAATGTGGGACGTACACCCCGAAAGAGATCAGGCTTGGTTTGAAAAAGAGACCAAGAATATGTCAAAGAGACAAATAGCACAAGAGTTATTGTGCAACTTTAATACTTCCGGTGATACAGTAATACACCCAGATGATTTAACGTGGGTTCATGGAAATATAAAAGAACCCGTATACAGAACAGGATATGATAGAAACTTTTGGATATGGGGCAAATTTGATGGCAATAATCAATATTTGTTAACTGCTGATGTTGCACGTGGTGACGGTGCTGATAATTCTGTGTTTCATATTTTAAAATTAAATACGATGGAAATCGTAGCAGAATACCAAGGAAAGCCAACGTTAGATATGTATTCTAGAATTTTATTTGATGCTGGTATGGAATATGGTGGCTGCTTAATGGTTGTCGAAAACAACGGCATTGGCATTTCTATTTTAGAGAAGCTTGTAGACCTTGGATATCCTAACTTATATTATTCCATGAAGGCGACGCATGAGTTTGTTGAGGCTCACCAAGGAGAATCAATGGAAAGGGCAATCCCGGGATTTACAACCTCAACAAAAACAAGGCCCCTCGTTGTTGCGAAATTAGAAGAATTCGTAAGAAACAAAATGCTAACAACATATTCATCCAGATTATATCACGAATTTAAAACTTTTATCTGGAATAACGGAAAACCTCAAGCAATGAGGTCGTACAATGACGATTTAATTATGGCTATTGCTATCGGTTGTTGGGTAAAGGATACTGCTCTTCAGGTAAACAAGAGAGAGGTAGAATACAAAAAGGCAATGATAAATTCTATGTATAAGAGTGATAGTATCATGAACACAACAATTAAAGGTATGCAAGGTTATAGTGAGACAACAAAAGAAAAACAACAAGATTTTAAAGAACAATTAACGCAATACTCTTGGATTTACAAAGGATAGTAAAAAATGGCTAATAAAAAAATAAGAAAAGGTAACAACCCATATAACGAAACATCTGGATTGTTTAGATCACTAACAAAACTGTTTTCTGGACCGATTGTCAACAGAAGAACGCAAACCGGTAGGCAACTAAGGCGCCGCCATTTAGATATATTTTCTTCTAGATTTAAATCAGCAAGCGGAAAGCAATTTAAAAAGACAGAATACAATGCAATGAATTCTATCACGGTCAGTATGATTTCTAATAGAAACCGCTCAGAGCGATATATTGACTTTGATGAAATGGAATATGAACCCATCATCGCATCGAGCATTGATATTTATGCGGATGAGATAACGACGCATTCTTCAATACAGCCGATGCTTAATATAAAATGCCCAAATGAAGAAATTAAAGCAGTGCTAAGTTCATTGTATTATAATGTGTTGAACATAGAACACAACCTCTTTGGCTGGGCTAGAACAATGTGCAAATATGGTGATTTGTTCCTATATTTGGATCTCGATGATGATCTAGGTGTTAAGTCATGTATCGGAGTCCCACAGCAAGAAATTGAAAGACTTGAAGGTGAAGACGATTCAAATCCTAACTACGTGCAATTCCAATGGAACTCAGCCGGCCTAACACTAGAAAACTGGCAAGTCGCACACTTTAGAGTCCTCGGCAATGATAAACATTACCCATACGGTACTTCAGTGCTTGAACCTGCTCGTCGTATTTGGAGACAACTCACTTTACTCGAAGACGCCATGATGGCTTATCGTATTGTTCGCTCCCCAGAGCGTAGAGTGTTTTATATTGATGTTGGTGCAATTCCCCCACAAGATGTCGAACAATATATGCAGAAAGTAATGACACAAATGAAGCGTCATCAAGTGGTCGATCCCAAGACAGGCCGAGTTGATCTTCGCTATAATCCTTTGTCAATTGAAGAGGACTATTTCGTACCTGTGCGTGGTGGGGCCTCTAATACCAAAATAGAAAATATGGCAGGCGGACAGTTTACCGGGCAAATAGAAGACGTTAAATATCTTCGTGAAAAGCTATTTGCCGCTATAAAGATCCCCCAATCATATCTTGTAATGGGAGAGGGCGCTCAGGAAGATAAAACAACTCTTGCACAAAAAGATATACGGTTTGCAAGAACAATACAAAGACTACAACGCTCTATTGTATCAGAGCTAGAAAAGATTGGGATTATTCACCTGTTCACTCTTGGCTATCGTGGAGATGATTTATTATCTTTTAAATTAAGGCTTAACAATCCTTCAAAAATAGCAGAGCTTCAAGAATTAGAGCACTGGAAAGTTAAATTTGAAGCAGCAGGCGCAGCAACAGAAAACTATTTCTCAAAGCGTTGGGTTGCGGAAAACATGCTTGGAATATCAGAAGATGAGTTTCTTAGAATGCAAAGAGAAATGTACTTTGATAAAAAATTCATGGCTAGCCTTGAGGCCGCAGCAGCCGGCGGGGCAGCAGGTGGAGATGCCGGTGGTGGATTAGACCTTGGCGGTGACGCTGGTGGCGGAGACCTCGGAGATCTGGGCGGTCTTGGAGATACCGATGATGATGCAGGCGGCGGAGATCTTGATTTAGGCGGAGACGAAGAGGCCGGCGCAGGAGCGGGTGGTGGAGAAGACGAAACCCTATTAGCCGCACCAGCCAAGCGTGATGATTCTGTTTGGGTACAGCCAGACGCAGCCAAGTCTAGAAAGAGAGGCCAATACAGGCGACATAAGTCTTCATATGACAAAGGTGGAAGAAAAAAACAATTTAAGAATCAAGCCACAGGCGAATATGGCAATACATTTCGCTCAAGATGGAAAGGATACTCAGATGGAGTCAATAAGGGTGCACAATACCCTCATGAATTTCGGCAATTGGGTAAAGGAATTATGGAGTCACACGTTATTGAAGAAGACAAACTATTTAATATGAAAGATGAAATTTCTGTTTTATTAGAAGGGTTACAAACAAACATAAAGAGGAAGCAAAATGAAGATGAAACACAATAAGAAAAGAAATACCGCTTTTCTTTACGAGTCTTTAATTAAAGAACTCACAAAATCAGTAGTAAGAGAACAACATCAGAAAAAAAGCAAAATATTGCTAATCTTGAAAGAGTTTTTTTGCAAAGGGTCCACTCTTAGACAGGATCTGGAAGTGTATCGGTCGATTTTAGAATCAAAAAAGATGTCAAAAGAGTTTGCACAAAGGTTTTTGACTGAAACTCGTAAAGATTTTCATGATTTGGATCGAAAAGAAGTCTTTAATCAACAAACGATCTTAATAAAAAATATAAACGAGACACTATCTCCATCGGCTTTTGCTAATTTCTTATCAAATTATAAAGACATTGCTTCAATCGGTACATTTTTTGATTCTAAATTGAAAGCTAAATCTAGATTGATAATTGAAACCAAATTAATTAAATTGTTAACAAGGCAAAAATTAATTAAGGAAGAAATGAAACACATTGACAACCTGACGTACAGAACTTTTGTTAATAAATTCAATGAAACTTATGAAAGGTCCTTGAGAAAAGAGCAAAAAGATTTATTGACTAATTATATCGTGTCATTTTCTGATAATGGGCTTGGCCTTAAATCGTTCTTAAACGAGGAAATTTCGAGACTTAAAAATGAGATAGGTCTACTTACCGAAACACAAAAAAACTCTAAAAATGGTGCCTTATTGTCTAAATTAGAGCGTGTTTGTGATAAGTTAGAGTCTTTTTCAAATAACCCAATAACAGAACAACTAGTCAAGGATGTTTTTTATATACAAGATTTAGTTGAAGAGGTCAAAAAGTAATGCCGACAATTAATATTGATAGAGAAAAAGAACTAGGAGTTAACATTAAACCAGAGGATAAAATTCCTGTTTATGTAGATAACTCACTGAAGGTTAAAGTGGCCGAGCCACCTCTTCGTGTGCATGTGCATGATCCAACAAAACAAAAATTTGAATTTAAACTTAGAGTTAGACGTGCTTTGAACGGAGATCTTATGATTTTCGACCACAGCGACATCGATATTATGGTTTTGACAGAAAAAAAGAAAATTGTAGCCTTTGCAAAGGACATGATGTCCGACGTTGTTTACGGTGCCGAAAATAGACTTTTTACACATCTTAGAAGACAAGGGGTTGTTGCATACGACTCGATCCAAGGCGGTAGCGTGTATGGCTCAATGGAGGGATTGATGCTTGAAATGAAAGGAGACAAGCAACCAGAGTCTATTGACTATATTTTATTGCAAATTAGCGAATGGATAACCACCGAGCAGCCTTATTCTAAATCAAGTGAAGCGCACGAAGAGATGATGGACGATCACTTGCTGGATCCGGATGACGAATATTCAACAGAATTGGGAGAAATACCGCACGAAGACGAAAAAGGCGGTATACAACAAAATGGAATGTTCTCTCCTTATTATTATGGGAGATATACTTACTAATGAAAGATCTAATTTTTGAAAACTGGCGTGGGTTTATTAAAGAGGCTAATTACGAAATGCTTAATGAACAAGAACGAATTCTGATTGAAGAGGGAATGATTCAAGATGCTTTGGGCTGGGCTAAGAAAAAAGGAAAAGCCGGAATTCAAGGCATGAAAGAGTTTTTTCGAAAATTTAAACAAGAAATGTCCGAGACAAAGGAAGGCGTTAGACTTCTTGCAAAAATGATGAGAGGAGTCAAGTTAGGCGCTGAAGAGGTTAGCTTTATAAAAGAACAAATAAAAGACATCTTTTTGGGCAGCTTCTTATTAGGAATCGTCGCTTTGCCCGGTGGAGGTATTGCTGTCGCTGTTTTGGTTAAGCTAGCAAAGAAATTTGGTGTAGATTTAATGCCGTCAAGTTTCAAAGAAGCATAAGCAGTATAAATGATTTACCTGTTTAAGTTTAACGAAGAAAATTGGAGATTTAATGGAATTACTTTACTTTGTACTTGCCTCTTATGGCTTGACCTTTATTTTGGTCTACGGCAAGATTTTCGAAGACTTAAGACCTGAAAAAGATTATACAAAAAAGTGGAATACTCTATTCCATTGCCCTCTTTGTATAGGATTTTGGGTTGGTTGTTTGCTTTTTGTCATAAACGCTGGAACCGAACTATTTACATTTGATTATACAATCGCTAACTTTTTTATATGCGGTTGGCTTTCTGCTGGAACATCTTACCTGCTTTCGATGGTTGTTAAGGATGACGGCATACAACTTGGAGCTAAAGATGACTAAAAAATGGATGTTACAACCTGTTAGACGTTGTTGCAGCGGTAGCTGACTCAAGCCGGTAGCGCCGGTATCAATAAAAAATAAAAAGGAATATAATAAAATGAAACTAACAACAGAAAAATTAAAAAAGATGATTATCAAAGAGATGAACTCTATGTATGAGATGGACCATATGAATGAGCAAGGTTATATGAACGAAGAAGGTTATATGAACGAAGAAGCTTATGAAGGTGAACATGATATGAAGACACAAAAAGATAAGCACATGCCACAGTTTTCTAAAGAAGAAGCAATGAAGAGAAAACTTGCTGCACTAGAGCAAGCCGCAATGGAAGGCGACCCTAACGCTCTAGCCTATATAATGCAATATGGTGAATAATTTTTATAAAAGGAATAAAAATGGCTAAGAAATTATTAACAGAATATTATGAATTATGTAAGGACGGCGTTTGTCAAGATCTCTTAACTGAAAGAGAGAAAAGAGAAGTAGCAAATGGCGCTCTTTATTTGTCTGGAAGAATGCAGACCTGTGAAAAGAGAAATGGAAACGGGAGAGTATATCCCTGTAAGGTTCTCGAAAGGGAAGTTAAAAACTATCAAAAACTGATCAAAGACAACAGGGCTCTGGGTGAATTAGACCATCCGGATGATTCTGTTATTAATCTGAGAAATGCCTCTCACCTTGTTGTTGATATGTGGTGGGATGGAAAAGATGTTATGGGAAAAATAAAAGTACTTAATACTCCATCGGGCCGCATTCTAAAAGACCTAATTGATAATGGTGTTAAGTTGGGAATCTCCTCTAGAGGCTTAGGTTCCGTAAAAGAAAGCATGGGAGATACCATAGTTCAAGAAGATTTTGAACTAATTTGTTTTGACATAGTATCAGAACCTTCGACACCAAATGCATATATGCAACCAGAGGCCAGCAAATTTAGGTCGTCGATTAAAGTATATGAAAACAAACTAAATGAAAAGAAAGATCTAATTATCAATGATCTATTCGATAAAATCCTGAGAGACTAATGAATAAAAATGAATTAAAGAAAATCCTAAAGCCCCTTATTAAGGAGTGCATTAAGGAAGTACTATTTGAGGAAGACGGTGCTCTTTCTCATGTTATTAAAGAAGTAGCTGGTGGTTTGGTTGGAAAGCAACAAGTTAATGAAGTAAGAGTCAACCCTCCAAGACAAAGAAAGAAAAACAACCAGCAACTTAAGCAAAGAAAAAAGAAATTACTTGATGCAATCGGTAGAGACGCCTATGGCGGTGTTAACATTTTTGAAGGCATAAGTCCTGCTCCCGCTTCTTCTCCAGAAGGACAAGCAAGGGGACCATTGTCTGATGTTTCGCCAAGCGACCCGGGTGTTGATATTTCTGGTCTTTTTGGTGATAAAGCCTTTGCAATGAGCCAAAGATTAATGGAGAAAAAATAATGGCTACAAACCTAGTCGTCAGACCTCGACGTAATGAAAATATTGAGAGAACTATAAAAAGGTTCAATAAAAAAATTAAAAAGTTGGGTATCATAAATGAAGTTAAAGAAAGACAACGTTATATGAAGCCGTCTGAAAAAAGACGGAGGGCGAAAAAACGCTCTGATAGAAGAAGAGCAAAAGAGTTAGCAAAAGCTAACAAATGACTATTTATAAAAGATTGGAGAAATAATCATGGCAGTACACAAGCATAACAGTTGGGGCAGAACAAGAAGCCCAAAAAATATAGCAGGGCCACACGGAACAGAAATTGTAGTTCTAGCAAACACAGATACCCTTGAAGGTATAACTGCTACCTCGGCAGGATATAATACTGAAAACCAAAGATATCTTCACGTCCTTATCGAGGAGACCAATGACGGCAGTAACACCGATGCAGATCCTGTTTCTATTTATGGTTACTGTCACGCTTTTCAAAGGTGGTTTGAAATTCCTCAAAGCTTTGCGCCTGATGGATCAAACTCAGGGGTTGCAGTCTCGTCTGTTGAGCCGTCTAACAGTAGCACTACGCCTGCTAATCATGTACCTGCTTCCAGAGAGTACAGGGTTTATCAAATAGTTGGTGTCGATAAGGTGGCTTTTGTTGGGTCTAATCCCACCAGAGTAAACGTCTTTGCCGCTTGTAGCACATTTTAATAGGATAGAATAATGGCAGATTTTGGATGGGCATATTTATCTGGGGCGGTTACTGGTGAAGGACCAGCAAAAGCAGTACAGTATCTTAAGGCTGAGAATGGCGAGTTAACTGGTAGCACCAACTTTACTTTCAACCAGACTACTGACCATTTGTTTTTGACTGGTACTATGGTCATTAGTGGCACACTGCAAGCCCACACATTTGACGTAATTCATACAAACAAGATAGAACTAAGCTCCTCGGGTGGAACCAATTTTGGTGATGGCAGTGGAGATCAACACGTCTTTACTGGGTCTGTCTCGATTGTTTCTGGTGGACTAAGACAACATTATTATCACCTGTCGACAACTTCACACACAGTTCAGGCTTATGATAGTATCATAGGAATTTCAAATACGAACTATGTTTCAATTACATTACCAAGCGCATCAGTCGCTGGTTTTGGTAAACTTTTAATCATTAAAGATGAAACAACATCAACCAGATCAGACTCAAACAAGATAGCAGTTTCTGGTGCTGGTAGTCAAAAGATTGACCGAGACACGACCTATAGTTTATCTGGTGATAATCCTGCTTTGACTTTATATTCTAATGGTGTTGACGCTTGGTTTATATATTAGGAGGTTTAATGTATGGGTTACAATGTTCTCAGTGGAAGTACCTCAGCAATAAGTGTAATCTCCAGTGGATCATTTGTCGGAGATGGGTCCGGTCTTGAGAACGTCGAGCAGTTTCCCTTACAGAATGCTGGTGTTACTAAAATACCATTCTATAAAACCATTGGCGGAGAGTTAGGCCTAAATGCAAATGATGGGTTCAGTTTTAATGTAAACGCTAACGCCCTAACCGTGCCGGGATTAACATCGTCTGTTGGTATCAAACTGGAAAATCCTGTTTCTGGTGCTCTCGCCGGAGATGGCAGTTATCTTGGCTTAGATGCTAGTGGTAACATTATTGTCACCTCTTCAGTTGCGGGCGAGGGGCCAATCAATTCATTACAATTTCACACGGGTGGC